GACGAAGAAGCCCTGGCCGCTGACCGCCCGCAAGGTCGACGGCGGCCGCGCCTACGCGATCATCGAGGGCACGGCGACCGTGGCGTTCGCCCGCCTGACGGTGAAGAGCCCCGAGGGCTACGACGTGGCGGGCGGCTTCACCTGCGAAGTCGATGAGGAACTGGCCGACTGGGTCAACCACGTGCTGCGCAACCGCAGCCGCGACCGCCTCGACCTGCGCGCCAAGCTGGCCGTCGTGCGCGAGTGCTACGATGCGCTGGGGCGCCAACGCACCGCCGAGGCCGCCGCCGAGCTTTACGCCGAGAACGCTTGGCTGCGGGCGGCCGAGGCCCCGACCAACGATGACCTGGGCTTCGAAGCGTACGAAGCCCGCCGCCTGGGGGGTTTCTGATGGCCCCCCGCAAAGGCGCCCTGAAGCGCGACCCGCACGCCCAGGCGGTGAGGGACCCCAAGGCCCCCTACCGCCCCCGGGCGATCCCCTCCCGCAAGACCTACCAGCGCCACCCCAAGCACAAAGGCTAAGCCCATGACCCGCCTCTACACCTACACGACGAACCTGGAGTGGACCGACTCCAACGACACCGTCACCGGCTGCCTGGACGACGTGGTGGTCACCTACGCCGTCGCGTGGCCCGAGCCGGGCCTGGGCCTCAACCACGCCTGGGTGCCGCCCTGCGATATCACCGTCGAGAGCATCGACGGCACGCCGTGGGCCGAGGTCGACGGCGGCTACGGCGGCCGCGAGGCCCTTCTGGATACCATCCAGTTCGCGCTGGAGATGGATCACCAGGAGGCGATGATCGAGCACGCCGCCGAACTGGAGGGCGACTGGGAGGCCGAGCGGCTCGACCGCGACGCCGAGCGCTCGGAATACGAGGCGTGAACCACTACGCGCTGATCGAGGGCCGGCCCTACGCCACCGAGGCGGGCGCCTGGGTGCATGCCAAGCGGGCCGGCTGGGCCGGCCCGGGTGGCGGCCCGCTGGGGGTGGAGGCGACGATGGCCAAGCTGGCCCGCGCCTACCGCGGCGCGGTGCTGGTGCGCGAGGACGGCAGCGTCACCACCTACGCCTTCTCGGGCGGCAAGGTGCGCCGCCGCACCGCCGAGGCCGGGTCCGACGAGGCGCGCTGGCTGGCCGGACGGCTCGCTGATGCGTTGGGAGGGTGATGGGCGCATCATGGCCGCCCGAGCCTCCAGGAGCTTCACCGATGGCGCACGCCCCCACCCCCAAGCCCGACAAGCCCGAGGCCGAGCCGGCCCCGGCGAAGGCGGCCAAGAGCAAGGTCGAGGTGTCGAGCCTGACGCTGAGCTACACGACCAGCACCTGCATCCAGCGGCTGAAGGCCGGCGAGTCGGAGGTGAACGCCTGGGCCCACAACCTGCAGACCAGCCTGCAGACCGACCTCGACAACGGATCGCTGACCGAGGACGAGGCCACCGCGGTGGCCTCGGAGTACGGGGTGAAGGCCCCCAAGCCGACGCCGAAGCCCGAGCCGGCCGGGCCGACCGAGTCAGTGCCGGCCGCCTAGGCTTACGTTGGGTCAATCCAGCGGCCGACGACGACGTACTTGCGCTCTTTGCGGTTGGCGTCGACCTGGGCGTCGATATCCAGGAGGCCGCTGCCGAGCCACGTCTTCAGCAGGGTTTTCACCCGGGCCCGCTCGGCGGGGTCGTCGAGGTCGAGACCCAGCGCCTGGGCGACCGCGTGACCGGCCCAATCGGTGGCGCGGATATCCTCGCGCCACGCGCGGCCGGGCTCGGCGATCAGCCGCTGCACGCGGAGCACGTCGGCCGCGGTCAGGCCGCTGAGCGCGTTCGGCCACGACCAGGGCGTGATGACGCCGACGTTGTCGCCGAGGCCTTCCTCGGGCGGCCCGTTCTCCAGGTCGACGCTGATGAACCGCATCCAGGCCGCCTTGCTGGCCGGCGCGAGGTTGGCCTTGCCGTGGTCGATGCGGAAGTAGGCGAAGCGGTGGTCGACCACGACGCCCGACGCCCTGGCCTCGTCCTCGGTCATGCGGTTGAGCAAGCGCACGACACGGGCCGCCGCCGGCAGGGCGCCGCCGCCGCGGCTGTCGTCGAGGGTGAGCGCCTCGCCGTTGGTCTTCCTCGGGTGGTGGACGATCTCGATGGCGATGTTGCAGACCTCGGCGACGTAGGCCCAGGCCTTGACCACGAGGTCGATGGCCATGTTGTCGTTCTCGGGCATCCGGTGGCTCGACACGAACGGGTCGACGATCAGTACGTCGAGGCCAAGCTCGCGGATGACGGCGATGAGGCCGTTGAGCACGCGGGTGTCGACGTAGGGCGAGCCGTTCGCCGTGAGCCCCAGGGTGATGCGCGCATCCCGACCGGAGCCGACGAAGAGCCAGCCCTCCAAGTCCTCGGCGGTCAGATGGTAGTGCTTGGCCACCGCCGCGGTGCGCAGTTCCAGTTCGTGCGCCGGGTCTTCGCCGTTCCAGTAGCCGACCTTGCGGCGCGCGCAGGCCTGCCCGAGGATCGGCTGGCCGCTGGCCATCGCGATGGCCTCCTGCAGCGCCAGCATGCTCTTGCCGGTGCCGGGCGCGCCGATGGTGCAACTGACGTAGCCGCGGATGTAGTGGCGCCCGTAGAGCCACTGGCGGGTCGGTATGTCTTCCGGCCACTTCCAGATGTAGGGCTTCAGCAGCGGCGGCTCGGACGCGGGCTCGTTGTAACCTGTATCCCCCTCGGGGCTACCGTCGGCCTTGCCGCCCGCGATAGCGGTGAGGTGGTCGCGTGGTGGCCGCTCCGCTGCGGGGCGCTCACGCGCCTCCAGTTCGGCCACCCAGGCCGGGTCGGGCTCGGGGCTGCCGAGCCCGCGGTCGATGGCGCGGGTGACCTTGTAGACCGCGTCGGCGTAGGTCCACGGGAAGCCGGGATCGTAGTTCGGGCAGGTCAGCAGGGTGGCGATGATCGCCTGCTCGGCGTAGCTGCGCTCGACCCAGCCGCGGGCGACGAGACTGCCGGCCTTCAGCGCCGCGGCCCCGAGCATCATCTCCTGCTGGCCGTCCGGCGCGGATCGGAGCGCGCTGAGCTTGGCCTCCAGGATCGACAGCCCGTAGGCCTGCAGCCGATTGCGCGCCTGCGGCGGGGTCGGCTTGGCGACGGTGGGCTGCGGCCGCTCGGCCTGGGCGCGGATCAGGGCCAGCCACGCGGACGGCATCTCGGCGAGGTCGATTTCCCACGGGGCGCGCCTGGGTTCCCACGACCATGTGCGCACCTCGCCGGTATTGCGGTCGTGGAACTCCGAGCCGGGCCCGACCGATTGGCCGCCCTGGCCGCGCACGTCGAGCCCGGGCGCGAAGCGGCCGCGGTTGCGGATCGGCAGGCCGTCGGCCGGCCAGCGGAAGATGTCCTGGTGGTTGCCGCTCTGGGTGCGGATGCGCCATGTGACCGGGAGGGGGCCGAGTTCGAAGGTGAGGCCGGCGATGGTGAGGTCGCCGCCGTCGTCCACGTCGAGGGCGAAGGCGTTGGCGCCCGGCCCCCAGGCGATGCCGTAGTTGGCGCCCGACGCGCCGCCCAGTTCACGCTGGATGCGCTCGGGGTCGAGGGTGGCCTGGGCTTCGAAGGCCCCGGTGTGTTTCGGGCGTTTGTCGCCGTCGCGCAGGAAGATGATGGGCAGGCCGTATTGAGTGGCGAGGGTCTGGGCCATCTCGGCGCGCGCATCGGGCATCGAGGCCTCGTGAGGGCTGGGGGTCAGGCGGCATCGGCTTGGTCGGCCTGGGCGCGCTCGACAGCCCGCATGCGCCGCTGGATGGCGACGTTGCGGAGCTTGGCGCGCTCGACGAGCATCGGGCGCATGAGGTGTTCGTGCATGGCGAGCGCCTCGTCGAGGTAGGCGAGCCTGACTCGCTCGGCCTCGTTGACGTGGTCGCGCCAGTGCAGCGGCACGACTTTCGGGTCGGTTGTGGCCATCGGATGAGTCCCTCTCTTCTGGCGTGTCTGCGAAAGGGTGAGGGTGCGCCCCCTGCTTCCGGCGAGTCAACGGGTGCGGCGCCCGATTCGGGTGGATGAGCCTTAAGGATTGTGGGGACGGTTGGCTTGCGCCAGTTGGTGGACCCCAGGCGCTCCAGTGTGACAGTTAAGGCCCCCCCTATAAGGGGGGGGGGCCTAACAGCCACCACACTGGCGCAGAGCGCGAAGAGCGCCTCTTACGCGACAGTGCGCCAGTCTGCGTCAGTCTGCACGGCGGGACTGGCGCAAACCTGGAGGCGAGAGTGGTGGGCTGCAACTGGGGATGCGGGTGGGTGGCGCCGGCTCTTGCGGACCTCGTCAACAATCGTCTTGATCGCACGCGCATGACCGTCTCAGCCGAACGCCGGGAGCAAATCCGCGACGCCGTCGTGGCCGGCCTGTCACGTGGCACGCCGCTGACGCTGGTGCTGGAGGCGCTCGGGTGTCCGGTGACCACGTTCAACGAGTGGCGGCAGAACCGGGAGGAAATCCGGGAGGCGACCGAGCAGGCGCGCGACCTCGGGTACGACTGGCTGGCGCACGAGTGCCTGGAGATCGCCGACGACGGCCGCAACGACTGGATGGAGCAGCACGACCGCGAGGGCGAGAGTGTCGGCTGGAAGGTCAACGGGGAGCACGTGTTGCGCTCCAAGCTGCGCATCGAGACAAGGCTGCGGCTGCTCGCCAAGTGGGACCCTCGACGCTACGGGGACTCGAAGCGCATCGAGGTCGACGCTCACGTGGAGCACACGACACGCCATGTCGTGGATAGCCGCAGCTTGACAGACGAGGGACGTGCGGCCCTTCGCCGGCTACTCGCCGAGGCCCAGGCGCAGGGCCTGCTGCCGGCGCCCGCAGATGATCCCACTGTGATAGACGTGGTCGAGGCCGAGTATCACGAGGTGATGGAAGAGATCGGCGAGGACGAGGCCGAGGACGACCTCGACGCGCCCGACGATTGACCCGCCTGCGCGCCAGGGAGTATGCGCCGGGTATGAGCAACCGCGACCACTCCGAGAAACAGTTCAACGTCCGCCTCACCGAGGTCGAGCGGCGCATCCTCGACATGGAACGCGAGCGCCTCGGCCTGCGCCACACCGGCGACGTGATCCGCCTGTGGATCGGCGCCGTCCGCGAGCGACGCCGCGCCATCGACCGCGAGACCGACGCCGAGCGCGTCACGACGACGCAGGACGAACTCGCCGAGGCGTGACATCCCAGCCACATGCGACACGCTGCCACTTGACGGAAAACGCTATGGAAAACAAAGACTTAGCGGACCACAACCCTCAAGGGTGCGACAGCACGCCGCACCCCCAGGGGGGCGGCGCTTTGACGCACCTTGACAGTGGGGGGGGAGGGGGGGAACCCCCCGCACAAACCCCGAACAAAAACCGCCAGTTACCCGAAAAAAATCCCAAAAATCCGGGTCCCCTTTCGGCCCCCCCGCCGCAAATCCACGTCCTCGCCAGCTTCCACGACCAGGAGTCCCTGCTCGCCGCCATGCGCAGATCGATCTCCTGGATCAAGCTCGACGACGAAGCCGCCCACCGCGCCCTGCTGCCGACCCTCACCCACCTGATGATCGACAACACCCTCAAGCGCCTCGACGACCTCGGCCACGCCGACCTCGTCACCTTCGTGCGCCAGTTGGTCGACAGGTACGAGTGGCTGATCGATCAGGCCAAGCCGGTCAGATGAGCGGCCATCCCGCCGCCGCTCACCAGCGGGCGATCCAGGCGATCACCCGCGAGTACGAGGACCATCTCTCGCACGAGGACTGCGCTTTCATCGTGCATACCGTCGCCGCCGCCTTCAGAGAGCCCGACCAGCGCACCATCGAGATGTTCATCGAGGAACTCGACGACACCCCCGGCCAGCACAGCGATCCCAGCGCCGCCGAGGCCGACAGCGGCAGCCGCCACGCCACCCGCCGCCGGCTGGCGCTCACCTACGCCTGGAGGCGGGCGATGGACCGGCTGGCCGAGCGCGGCCGCCCATGAAGTTCCGCGCGTCAGGCACGCTGAAGCCGCTGCGCAGCTTCAGGACCCGCGCCGCCCTGAAGGCCCATCTCGCAGCGGAGTTCGCGCTCTGGCCGGACCTCGACGGGCTCGACCTCGACAAGCTGAGGACCGAGCCGCTCGGGGTCTTCGGCAGGCGCCGGCCGCCCGGCTGGGACGGCCCGGTGCATATCGTCCTGCTCGACGGCTACGGCGTGGTGGGCTTCACGGATCGGCCGCTGTGAGCGACCCGCCCCCAGACGCCACCCCACCCAAGCCCAAGCGCCAACCCGACCGGCCGGACTACCGCCGCCTGCGCAAGTTCCTGAAGGCCGGCGGCGTGCTGCAGCGGGAGATCATCGAGAGCCCGGGCCAGGATGAGCCGACCGAGCCGGCCGCCGAAACCGCCTCCCCCAGGCCCGGCTACCGCTACATCGTCTGGCATGCGGCGGCGCGCGACGGCCGCTCGTTCGACGCCGACACCTGCGAGTGGTTCAGGATGCTGCCCTACTTCAGCCTGGACGGGGCGGAGGGCTGGCTGGAGGAGTATCCGGCCGGCATCTTCAAAAGAGTACCTGACATCCACCCGACGATGGGCGATGTTGCAGATCAGACGCCAGACGACGAAGAGGGACCATGAGCCGTAAGCAGCGCGACGGGTGCGAGTTCTGCCTGGGGGCCAAAGGTGGTGTGCCCGGCAACGAGAACGTCTTCGCCGGCCATCTCGCCTGCGACTTCTGCACCATCCTGATCATGGACGTGCGGCGCGAGGCGGTGATGAAGGTCACCCAGGCCAGGGCGCGCAAGCACGAGGCCGAGGCGGGCGCATGAGCGAGCGCATCATCACCGAGAAGGGAACCCACCACATCCTGGTGACGCTGACCTCCGACGAACTGCGGCTGGCCTTCGACATCGCGCTGGCGCGGCAGGGCATGAACCTCTCCAGGGGCGCCAAGCACTACATCGAGCGCACCCAGGCCGGGCTCTGGCAGCACACCAAGGGCGCGGTCGGCGAGATCGCCGCGTCCCTCTACTTCGACCGGCCGCTCTTGGCGCTGGAGAGCCTCGGCGACTACGACGCCCCCGACGTGTTCCCCAACATCGGCGTGCGCTGCACCGGCCGCATGGGCAATCCGATCAACCTCTACGACAAGAAGGACGATCCGCAGCACCCGTTCGTGCAGGCGGTCTGGGACACCGACCGCAACGTCATCCGGGTCACCCTCACCGGCTGGGCGTTCAAGAAGGACGTGGCGCGGGAGGCCTACTGGGACCCCACCGACTCGAACTGGAAGGTCCCGCTGGCGGAACTGCGGCCGATGGCCGAACTCGCCGCCATCGCCGCCGAGGCCCGGGCGCTCGAAAGCCTCGACCGGGTGGCCAAGTACAAGCAGGTGGTCGCCGAGCGCGAGCGCGGCGAGCGGGCCGCGCGCCCGCCCAGCCCCCCTATAGGGGGGCTGGCCACCCCGGTCGCAACGCATGCGCCGGCCGTTTCCACCCCTGCCGCCGACCGAGCCCTGAACGAAGCTGCGGCGACTGCCTCCGCGCCTGGAACGGCGACGGAAGCTGGCGCGCCGCCTACCACCGACGATACCTCGCTGCTGGAGCGTGACTTCTGATGGCCACCGAGCCCGAGAGCCCTGCGCTGCGCACCATGATCGCGGCCGATCAGGCTGCGTCCAGGCTGAACCCCGGCCTGTTCAAGGCCTTCCTGGGCTGGGCGGCCGACCGGCAGGCGCAGTACGAGCGCGAGCGCCGCGCGTGGCGGGCCGCGCACCCGCTCGTCGATGTCGGCGCGCTGGAGGCCCAGTACGGCGTCCAGGCGGACATCCTCACCACCGACCAGTTGCGCGCCAGCGCCCCGACCCTGCTGATCGGGCCGGAAGCCGAAGAGGGACCATGAGCGAGACTGCCGAACCCAGGCCGACCCCCACCCACGTCGTCGAGGTCTACCTCGCCGACACGAATACGCTGATCGGCGTCGCGCGCACCGACCGCTTCTTCTTCGGCGCCGAGGCCGTCGCCACCATCGCCTACCACGAACTGTCGGGCTACCTGAACGCCGCCCCGGAGAAGAACAACGACCTGCCGCTGACCATCGAGGTCGACGACCTCTACGGCTCGGGCCGGCTGGTCCCGCGCGACCTGCGCGGCGTGCGGCTCTTCGACATCGAGGCGCTCGACGACTGGGAGTTCGCCCGGCAGGCGAAGAAGTCGGACGCCAAGCGGCGCGCCGCCAAGGCCGCGGAGGCCGGCCTGTGAGCGACGACGCGCGCAACCCCACCGAGGACGAAGCCACCCGCATGCTGGAAGCGGCGCAAGCGGTGGTGAGCGTGATCACCGACAAGGCCAAGGCGATCACCCCCGACAGCGTGATGACCGCCACGCTGGTGATCATCGAGACCGCGCACGCCTCCATCCTCGCCGCCGCGGTGCTGGCCCAGTACGGGCCGGCCGCGGAAGCCGAACTGGAGGGGACGCTGGCCATCGCCAGGAACCACCTGCGCCACTTCGCCAGCGTGTTCGTGGAGGGCGGTCTGCGCGCCATCGCGAGCGGCGAGATGCCCGCCGACCTGATCCCCGAGGAGGCGCCACGGCCATGAGCAACGTCTTCGATGGCCCGCCGGACCGTCGGCAGTCGTCCGATCCCAACCTGCCGACCAGCCGCTTTAGGCCGCGCTACCGGGCGCTCACCGACGCCGAACTGGCGCTGCACGACGAGATCAAGGACGCCGCCGCGGCGCTGGAGCGGGTGATCGACCGCACCCTCCCCGACGACTTCGTGCCGGTTGGCTCGGCGCGCTACCACGCGCTGGCGATCACCGCCTTGGAGCAGGCGGTGGTGTGGGCGATCAAGGGCCTCACCGCATGACGACCGACCTCGGCAAGGGCGACGTGGTGGTGGCGGTCCACGCCATGAGCGTCAACGGCCGCTGGACGCCGCACGGCGGCGCCTACCACATCGCGGCCGGCGACCGCGCCATCGTCGAGGAGGTCACCGACTGCCGCGGCGTCTGCACCGAGTGCGGCTGCAAGCCCGGCCTCATCGGCCTCAAGCTGGTCGAGTACCCGCTGAAGCGCCACGTGCGCTGGTGCCCCTGCGAGTGGAAGAAGCTCGGGCCCGGGCAGGAAGAGACGGTGGCCAAGTTCGCGCACCATCTCACCCCCGCGCGCTCGCGGGTGAAGGCGGACGCATGAAACCGGCCACCCTGGCGCAGGCGCGCGCGTCCTACCGCAAGCAGGCCCGCTTCAACTACATCTGCCGGGCCATCGTCGCCGAGGAGATGCAGGTGGCCAGCGCGGCGCTCGACGAGTGCGAGCGCGACCCCTACCGGCTGCGCGAAGTCGTCGACTACCTCGCCACCAGCGTCGCCGCCCGGGTGCTGCAGACCGTCTACGACAACGACGAGGAGATCAGCCAGTGGAAGGCGCAGGTCGAGCGGCTGACCGAACTGGCCAGCGAGAGCCTCAACCTGAAGCCGACGCCGGTGGTGAAGCCATGACCGAGCCGCACGACGATGGTGGGCCCATCGAGGCGCCGCCGCGCATGCTGTCGGCGCCCTGGACCGACACCCAGGTGCGCGCCATCCAGGCGTGGCAGGCGGCCGGCACGGTGCATCCGCTGACCTGCGCCACCTCCGAGCACGGCCCGCTGGAGGTGCATGCGGACGAGCTTTGGTGCCGCTCCTGCAGCTACAAGCAGACCTGGGTCCCGGCTGTCTGCGCCGAGAACTTCCCCAGCGACTTCGCGCCGCCGCTGGCGGTGCTGGCGCAGCAGAAGATCGCCGCGCGGGTGGCGGCGCTGGTGATCGCCATCCGGCTGATGGAGATGCACCTGGAACTCGCCACCCCCGGCGGCGCCGGGCGCGACTCCATCGCCTGGACGGTGGCGATAGGGCGGGTGGACGTGCTGCGCGAGATGCTGGAGGAACTGCAGGCGCTGCAGCCGGCGCAGCCCTCGGTAGACTAACGGGTAGGTCACTGGACTTTGGTTCCGGGAGTGCAGGTTCGAAGCCTGCCCGAGGGTCCAGCGCTGGAGGAGATCGATATGCACGACGCGAACATGACCAAGCTGGCCGAAGTCCTGCGCTCGCCGGCGGCCGCCAAGCACTTCTGCCTGGATGTCTACTTCGACGACGAGACCGAGGCCGATTCTCCGGTCAGGGAGTTGCCGTTCAGCCAGCGCATCGAGCGCTGCGGCGCGGTCGCCTGCATCGCCGGCTGAGCGGCGATGCTGGCGCAGCCCGGCCTCGAATCGGGCGACGGCGGCGCCGGCAGCATGCACGCAATCGGGCGGGCGTGGCTCGGCCTGACGACCGCGGCGGCCGAGGCGCTGTTCACGCCCGACAGCGAGAAGGTCGACTACGGCGCGGTGACGCCGGCCATCGCGGCGGACGTGCTCGACCATCTGCGCGAAACCGGCGAGGTGGTGTGGCCGCGCGAGGTGGCGGGCGACGACGAAGCCTAGCGCGTATGGACGGCGATCAGCGTCAGGGCCAGGATCGCCAGCGCGGTCAGGATCACCAGGACGGCCCGCATGTCGGCGCCTCTCATCAACTTCGACGGCACGCTGATCGACGCCGCCGGGCAGTTGATCGACCTCAGCCGTTACGACTGCGAGGAGTCTCTCTACGCCTTCACCAAGCACGCCTGGAGGCAGATCGATCCGGCCCCGTTCCGCGACGGCTGGCCGATCCAGGCGGTCTGCGAGCACCTGGAGGCGGTGGTCGACGGCGACATCAAGCGGCTGATCATCAACATCCCCCCGCGCAGCGGCAAATCGACCTTGTGCTCGGTCTGCTTCCCGGCCTGGACCTGGGCGCAGCCGGAAGACCGCAACGGGCCCACCAGCGGCCCCGGCACCCAGTTCGTCTACGCCTCCTACGCCGAGAAGCTGGCGCTGCGCTTCAGTCTTCGGAACCGGCGGCTGGTGCAGTCGAAGTGGTATCAGCAGCGCTGGGGCGATAGGTTCTCGATCCTCGCCGACGAGAACACCAGCCACCGCTTCGTCAACGACAAGGGCGGCGAGCGGCTGGTGACCTCGATCTCGGGCACCGCCACCGGCTTCGGCGGCAACATCTTCGTCATCGACGACGCCAACGCCGCCAACGAGGCGTTCAGCGAGGCCGCCATCCAGGAGGTCATCGACTGGTGGGACCAGACCGCCTCGACCCGTCTCAACGACCTCGACGCCGGCGCCTTCGTGATCATCCAGCAGCGGCTCGCCGAGAACGACCTCACCGGCCACGTGCTGGAGCAGCAGATCGGCGACTGGGACCTCTTGATGCTGCCGATGCACTACGATCCCGAGCGGATGGTCACCACCTCCATCGGCTGGACCGACCCGCGCGCCTACGAGGGCGAGCTTCTGTGGCCCGAGCGCTTCCCCGACCGGGCGGTGAGGGCGCTGGAGCAGACGCTGGGGCCGTTCGCGGCGGCCGGGCAACTGGAGCAGAGCCCGAAGCCGAAGGGCGGCGGCGTCATCAAGTACGACTGGTGGTGCGCCTGGGAGCCCGAGCGCTACCCGCCGATGGACTACATCCTGGCCTCGCTCGACACCGCCTACACCGAGAAGACCGAGAACGACTATTCAGCCATGACCATCTGGGGGGTGTTCAGCTACGACGGCGTCGCCGTCGCCGGGCGCATGATCGACCGCGACGGGCGCCCGCAGTACCTCGGCGAGCGCAGCTTCTACGACCCCGCGCCGCGGGTGATGCTGATGCACGCTTGGCAAAAGCGGCTGCCGCTGCACGAACTGGTGGTGAAGGTCGCCGATAGCTGTAAGCTGATGAAGGTCGACCTGCTGCTGATCGAGAACAAGGCCTCCGGGATCAGCGTCAGCCAGGAGATGCAGCGGCTCTACAGCCACGAGACCTGGGGGGTGGAACTCAACGACCCGAAGTCCATCGACAAGCTCAGCCGGCTGCACTCGGTGGTGCCGCTGTTCGCCCCCGAGCTTCGCGAGCGCAAGGACATCCGCGGCCGCACGCTCCGCGACCAGCACGGCGACCCGCTCTTGGTGAAGACCCGCGACGGCATCGTCTACGCCCCCTCCTCGCCGGGCATGCCGACCTTCCGGGTGTGGGCCGAGGAGTGCATCCGGCAGGTCGAGAGCTTCCCGCACGGCGCGCACGACGACTACGTCGACACCGTCTCCCAGGCGCTGCGCATGCTGCGCGACCGTGGTCTGATCCGGCTGCCGAGCGAGCGGCTTGCCGACATCGACCTCGCCAAGCAATACTCGCCGCCGCCAGCGCCCCTCTATCCCGGGGTAGGGTGATCTCAGGAAGACGGCTCGGAACCGTCCGCCTCCCCAGCCTCCCCGGCGCTGATGCTGTTCCGGCGCGTTCCGAGACGACGCCGGCCGGCCACTCACAAGGGGGACGCTGGCGCCTCGCTCGGAGGCCCACCATGCAGTGGCCCAGGATACTGGCGCAGGCCTTCGTCGACCCCGGCAGGTTCGCGGTCGAGGACATCGAGCAGCAGGCCTTCCTGGTCACCGTCGACGGCCACCTCTGGGGCGGTGACGACCTCCCTCGCCGCAAGTATGAGATCGCCGCCGTCAACGAGGACATCGCCGCCCGGGCCGGCCTGGAGCGCTACGTCACCGAGATGGAGCGGCTGAACTGATGAGCGAGCCGATAGACGAGAAGCTGTACGGCTATCTGGGTCTCGCTCCGCTGAAGACCGAGGGCGAGGCGCTGCCCTACGACCGCGGCGCCGGGCCGGGCGTACCACTGACCCGCTGGGGGCGCATCAAGCACCGGGTCGGCAAGGTGCGCGAGCGCATCCGCTACATCCCCACCCGGCTCTGGTGGGCGGTGTTCGGCGACGAGTACTACTGATGGCCCGCGCCGCCGGCTTCGGCCGCGCCAACCTCAGACTGGTGGTCCCGGCCCCCGACTACGGGGTCGACGACCAGATCATCGTCGACGCCGCCGAGGATGACGCCGACCAGCCGCAGGTCAACACCTCGGGCGAGGTGTTCTCCATCGAGCACGGCGACGGCTCGGTCACCATCAGCATGAACGACAAGCCGCTGCTGCCCGGCATCGGCCACAACCGCGGCCCACAGGACTGGTTCGCCAACCTCGCCGAGGACATGGACGAGGGTCAGTTGGCCACCATCGCCGACGACCTCATGCGCGGCATCGCCGACGACGAGCAGTCGCGGCGCGAGTGGGTGGACACCGTCGCCACCTTCATCAAGCTGATCGGCGTCACCATCGAGGTGCCGGCGGTCTCGGGCGCCGCCGACGGCGCGCCGGTGGAGGGCATGAGCCGGGTGCGTCACCCGCTGCTGCTGGAGGCGGTGCTGCGCTTCCAGGCCAACGCCCGCGGCGAGTTCCTGCCCGCCGACGGGCCCATGAAGATCAGGAACGACTCCTCCGACGGGGTGGAGACCGAACTTCTGGCCGGCGCCCTCGAAAAGGACATGAACCACTACCTGACGGCGCACGCGACCGAGTACTACCCGGACAGCGACCGGATGTACTTCCGCCTCGGGCTGGAGGGCACCGCGTTCAAGAAGGTCTACCGCTGCCCGCTGCGCATGCGGCCGGTCTCCGAGACGGTGATCGCCAACGACCTGATCGTCTCCAACGACGCCACCGACCTCGCCAACGCCCGGCGCGTCACCCACCGGCTGATGATGTCGCCCACCACCATCCGGCGCATGCAGATCATCGGGGCCTACCTGGATGTCGACTTGGGGACGCCGGTCGAGCCGAACCTCGACGCCGCGCAGCGCGAGGAGCGCCGCCAGCAGGGGCAGGCCGACGCCAGCCTCGATCCCGACGACCGCGACCGGCAGCTTTACGAGTGCTACTGCGACCTCGACCTCGTCGGCTACGAGCACATGTGGAAGGGCCGCCCGAGCGGCCTGGAAATCCCCTACCGGGTCACCGTCGACGTGACCTCGCGCAAGGTGCTGTCGCTGGTCAGGGACTACGACGAGCCCGACGACGACGCCGAGAACAACCTGCCGAAGCGGCGCGACACCTTCGTGCAGTTCTCCTACGTGCCCGGCTTCGGCTTCTACGCGCTCGGGCTCGGCCACATCCTCGGCAATACCACCAACGCCATCACCGCCGCGTGGCGCGAGATGCTCGACAACGGCATGTTCGCCAACTTCCCCGGCTTCCTGATCGCCAAGGCCGCCACCCGCCAGCAGACCTCGATCATCCGGGTGCCGCCCGGCGGCGGCCAGCCGGTCGACACGCTCGGCAAGCCGATCAACCAGTCGGTGATGCCGCTGCCCTACAACACCACCCAGATGCCGCCGCTGATGCAACTGATCGAGTCGATGGCGACGACCGGCTCGCGGATCGGCGGCACCGCCGAAATCCAGGTCGGCGAGGGCCGCCAGGACGCGCCGGTCGGCACCACGCTGGCGCTCATCGATCAGGCCACCAAGATCGAGAACTCGGTGCACAAGCGCCTGCACACCGCCCAGGCGCAGGAGTTCAAGCTCATCGTGCGCTGCTTCCGCGAGCACCCCGAGGACTTCCTGCGCTGCGAGTTCCCGTCGAAGCAGGACTGGGACCAGCAGACCTTCCTGCAGGCGCTCTCCACCTGCGACCTCGTTCCCCAGGCCGACCCCAACACCTCGTCGCAACTGCAGCGGATGATGCGCGCGATGGGCATCAAGCAACTGCAGAGCCAGGGCCAGAGCCTCTACGACCCCATCGCCGTCGACACCTATGCGCTGAAGTCGATGGGGGTGAACAACCCCAGCCAGTTCTTCGTGCCCCCGTCGGCGATGGGCCAGCCGCCGCCGCAACTGCAGCAGATGCAGGCCGACATGGCGGCCAAGAAGCAGCAGGCCGACGCCCGCATGCTGGACGCGCAGTCGCGCAAGGCCATCGCCGACGCCAAGACCGCCGAGGTGAAGGCCAAGGAGGCGCAGGGCGGCTTCGCCAAGGCCGGCGGATCGAGCGGCGCGCAACCCACCGGCTTCGAAGCGCTCGACGCGCACACCAAGCTGATGGACGCCGAGACTCGCCAGTTCACCGCGCACGCCAAGCTCGGCGAGATGCAGATGCAGTCCGAGGAGAAGGCGGCCGACCGGCAGCAGGACGCGCAGACCGACCACCTCGACCTGATCAAGACGCTGCTGGCGCACCATGCCGAGGGCCAGCAACTGGCCATGAAGCACGCGCACGAGCAGCACGAGGGCGCCCACGACCGCGAGGCCGACGCCCGCGAGGGCTCGCGCGACCGCGGCTCGCAGGTGACGATGGCGAAGATCGCCGCCAAGGCGGCGCAGGCGAAGGCCGCCAAGGCCAAGAAGGACAGCCCCAAGAAAAAGGACTAAGGGCGAGGACTTATGAAAATCGAGGACATCCGCGACCTGCTGCAGAGCGCCCTGCAGGCGCTGGAGAACCCGACGCCGGCTGCGCTCAAGCGCGCCGAACGGCTGACCGAAGACGCCAACGCGGCGATCCGCGAACTCACCGACCCGCCCGATCCTTACAAGGACATGAAGCTGCGGCCGGGGCTCGGCGGCGGCAGTTACCAACCGAACCCCGGTGACAACGGCCACCTGACCCACACGGGCCAGCCGGTTCCCAAGGAGCACCCCGATGGCTGAAGGCTCTGGCGCGGCGGCCGCCCAATCCTACCGCGAGCACATGCGCTCCAAGGCCGCCCGGCTCGGCAGCGGCGAGGACGCGGTCTCGGTGGACGCCTCCGACTACACCCCCGGCGAACCGCTCGACGCCGACGTAAAGACCGGCATGCGGCCGGTCTCCCGGCAGGCGCGCAAGCGTGGCGGCTCGGTGAAGGGCGAGCAATCGCCGCTCGGCGCGCACGCGCTGGCGCGGCCCGGCCGTCGGGCGCGCGCCGCTGGCGGCGGGGTCGGCGAGAGCTACGTCAACCGCAACGCCAAGACCGCCAACGAGGATCGCGCGGGCAAGAAGCACGACCTCGGCCTGAAGAGCGGCGGCCGCGCGGCGCGCGCGGTGGGCGGCGTCGGCGGCGCGCCGGCGATCACCCTCGGCGGCCGGGCCCGGCCGCAGCGCAAGATGGGTTTCAGCGCCCCCGGCGGCCGCTTCGGGCTCAGCCGCCACTCCACCGACGCGCTGCACTCGATGGCCGAGAGCGAGACCGATCCGACCCGGCTCGGCCACCTGTTCGACGAGATCGACCGCCGCTCGGGCCGCGCCCGCGGCGGCCGCGCGCGCCGCGCCAACGGCGGGCGGACGAACGAGGAAGGCTACGTGCCACGCAAGGAGCGCGCCGGTGGTGCGCACACCCGCGACCTCACCAAGCGCTCGGCCTCGGCCGCCGAGGTCGACGTGCCGAAGCGGATCGTGCGCGCCTCCGGTGGCCGCGTCGGCCGGCAGGCCGGCGGCCCGCTGTCGACGCCGCTGGCCGCCGGCATGGGCGGCCAGGGCCGGCTCGGCTTCAACTTCGGGCCGCAGGCCTCGATGGGGTCGAAGCTCGGCCTGCGCGACGGCGGCCGCGCCAAGGCGCACGAGCGCTACGGCCACGGGCCAAGCTGCAGTTGCCCTTCCTGCCGCAAGGGCAAGGCGGGCGGCGGCGGCCTCGGCGCGCTCGGCGGTCTGCTGCCGATGGCGATCCAGGAGTTCTCGGGCGGCGACGGCGACGACAACAAGCCGGCCCCCTACTCGCCCGGGAGCGGCAAGAAGGCCGGCGGTCGCGCCGGGCGCGCCAACGGCGGCCCCGCGCCGGGTCCGGCCGAGAACGAGGGTGCGGTCGGCGCGCCGAGCTTCAAGCACCGCGCCCCGAAGGGCGAGAACTCGATCCGCGCCCGCACCCTGGCCAGCGCCGAAGGGCGCAAGGACGGCGGCAGCGTCGAGAAGAAGGTGCTGGCGGCGCACCACGCCGAGCACGATGCGATGTCGAAGGGCCGCGCCCGCGGCGGTCGCTCGGGCAAGGGCAAGATGAGCGTCAACATCGTCATCGCCCCCGGCGGCGCCAACCCGCAGGCGGCGGGTCCGCCCGGCGCCAACCCGGCGCTGGCGATCAAGCCGCCGCCGGCCATGCCGATGCCGATGCCGGGTGGCGCGCCTGCCCCAGGCGCCATGCCGATGCCGATCCCGATGCCCGGCGCTGCGGGTCCGCCTGGACCGCCCGGCATGCCGCCGCCGGGCATGATGGGACCGCGCGCCCGCGGCGGCCGCGCGCCGCGCATCCACGGCGAGCCGGAAGCCGGCGCCGGGTCGGGCCTGGGACGGCTGCAGAAGACCGCGGCCTACGGCCACCGCTCGCGCGAGGGGTCGGGTCTGAGGAAGTAGGATGGCGTCGAGCGCGCAGTTCGAAGCGGCGCTGAAGGAGATCGTCGAGGCTGAGCGCGATCAAGCCGCCGCCGACCTCGCCGACGGCTCGGCCGGCGACTACGCCGAGTACCGCGAGCAGGTCGGTTTCATCCGCGCCCTTGACCAGTTCGGCGAGTGGTGTGCTGAGGTGGCGAGGAAGCTGGAAGAGCGATAACGCCATGCCCGCCACGCAGTTCGCGCATGAGATCGATCCTAAGGTGAAGTTGCTGGAGGCGGTCGGGTCCGTCTCCGAGGTGGATATCTTCCACAATCAGGTGCTCTGCGCGGTCTACATCGCCCCGGAAAAGACCAGGGGTGGCATCATCCGGCCCCAGGCGAACATCGACGAGGACAAGTACCAGGGCAAGGTCGGTCTCGTCCTGAAGTGCGGCCCGCGCGCCTTCGTCAGCGACACCAAGTGGCAGTGGCCGGACGACATGGGCGAGGGCGACTGGGTGTTCTACCGGGTCAGCGACACCATCGGCGTCACCATCAACGGGCAGGCCTGCCGCATCCTCGACGATGTCGACGTGAAGGGCCGGCTGCCGCAGCCGGATGGGGTGTGGTGATGGACGAAAGCTACCTCGCGCAGTTCACCGAGAGCGTGCTGGTCACGCTGATGGAGGCCAAGGACCGCAACGGCCTGAAGATCAGGCTGTCGCCGGACCAGCAGATCACCATCCTGGCCAGCGCCATCACCTCGGTGATGAACAGCCGCACCGATCTGGCGCTTTTCCGGCCTATAAGCCTCGGGCCGGGCGGGGAAATCCGCTTCGGAGAGTGAGTTATGGCGCGCGAACCCACCAACTCGGTCGATCTGGCGCTCTCGGAACTCGAAAACGAGCCGCTGCCGACCCACACCCGCGATCATCCGCCCCCGGAAGACGAAATCGAGGTCGATTACGAGGGCGACACGCCCGAAACGGCCGAAAAACCCGCGTCAGAGCCCGAAAAACGCGAAATCGACGCCGACGAGGGCATCGATACCCTGCGCGCGCGCCTGCAGGCCTCGGATTTGGCCCGCCGGCAGGCCGAAGACCGCGCCAACGCCGCCGAACGGGCCCGCGCCGACGCCGCCGGCAACACCCAGGAGGCCAACGTCAGCTTCCTGACCTCGGCGCTCGACAGCGTGCGCCAGGGGATGGGGATTCTGGAAGCGAATCTGGCGCAGGCCTATGCGGAACAGGACTTTGCCGCGGCCGCGAAGATTCAGACCGAACTGGCGCGCGCCGCGCAGCGCGAAGGCCAGATCGACGCCGGCCTGGAGCAGCTAAAGGCGATGCCGCGCGACCAGCCGCGCGCCATGCCGCGCGAGCAGGACCAAGTCGAGGCGGTCGCCAGCCAACTCACCCCCAACGCCGCCGCCTGGGTGCGCCAGCACCCCGACTACATCACCGACCCGCAGAAGAACGCGCGGTTGATGAGCGCCCACTACGACGCGATGGCCAACGGGCTGGTCGGCGACAGCCCCGAGTACATCCGCTACGTCGAGCAGCACGTCGGGCTCGGCGGACAGCGCGCCGGCGCCAACGGCGATGGCCGGCGAGACCCTCCAGTCGAAAGGCGAGACCCCGTGGCCGAACGTCGTACCGCGCCCCCGGCCGCTCCGGTGAGCCGGCAAGGCGCCAGCCAGTCCAATCCGCAGCGCGTCACGTTGACGCGCGAGGAGCGCGAGATGGCGCGCGAGACCTTCCCCGACGAGCTTGCGAAGGACCCCACCGGGCGCAAGTCCGAGCAGGCCTACGCGCGCAACAAGCTGATCCTGCAGCGCGAAGGCCGCATGAAGGTGAACTGAGATGGTCAGCCACAACCCGCGCTCTGCCAGCTACCGCTCGCGCCCCCGCAAGCCGCGCGCCCATGATGCGCCGGATGTCGAGGCGCTGATGAACGGCACCACGACGGCGAAGCCGCCGCCGATTGTTTCACGTGAAACAAAAGCTTCACCACAAACCGCGCGCGAAGGGGCGGGGGACGACGTTGGGTCTGCGGGGTCCGCCGCAGCGTTCGCCCGCCCCGATCCGCGCGGTGAGGTGCGACCCGAGATGCGCGCCAGCGAGGCGCCGCACGAGATGACCTCGCGCGAGCGGGCCGAGCGGCGCACCGCCGAGATCATGGGGCACCTCGACGAGAACCTCGACGAGGGCGTCGACGAACTCTTCATCGAGGACGCGATGGTCCCCGACGGCTGGACCTACGAGTGGAAGCGCCAGACCGTCTACGGCAAGTCCGACCCGGCCTACGATACCAAGCTGGCCAGGACCGGCTGGGAGACGGTGCCGGCGACCCGCCACCCGGCGATGATGCCGAAGGGCTCGCGCGGCGAGATCACCCGCGACGGGCTGGTGCTGATGGAGCGGCCGAAGGCGATCACCGACCGGGTCAAGCAGATCATGTACCGCAAGGCCAAGGGCGCGGTGGCGCTGAAAGAGCAGCAACTCAACGATAACCCCGAGGGCACCTTCGCCCGCGTCGATGAGAGCGGCCGGCCCACCGCCCGGGTGCGCGTCAGCCACTCGCCGGTCGAGATTCCGGTGCCCACCGAGTGAAGTGGTTCGCGCTCTGGATCGGGCTGTCGTTCGTCTTCGGCGCGATCTGGGCGGCGTGGCGCTGGCCGAACCACCACGACGACCCTGACGACCCCGACCTGGAGGGGCTCAGTTGAGCGCCACCGAAACCATCGTTGAGGTCCGCCTTCCCTTCGGAGCTACTCGACTGGAGGACATGGACCCGGTCGCCCTGATCGAGGCCACCCACTACGCGCGCGGTCGCGACAGCCGCGGCCTCATCGTGAACGGCTCGGTGGTGGTGCTGCGCATCCATCGCGGCGATCAGGTAGCGTCGATGCAGTGGCCCGCCACGAACTTCAAGCAGGCGATGGCCGACCTTGGCGCGGTCGCTGATCGCGAGCCGCGCGACGAGGACGCGCCGGATTTGCGGACGTGAACCGCTGGCTGCTCAGCATCGCCGAGTGGCTCTACGTCGCGGCGGTGGCGCGCTACCTGCACCGCCCCGATCTGGAGACGCTGCTGCCGCCATCCGAGGTGCGCCGCCTCGCGTGGCGCGAGGTCGAGGCGATCCCCACTTCGATCCTCGCCCACTTCGACTACCAGGACCGCGAACAGCGCATCCTCAGCGACCGCCTGACGCGCCGCTTCGACCTCGGCATGGCGCTGAACGAGGCCGCCGCGCGGGCGATCACCGAGAAGCAGACCAGCCGGGTGGCGATGCCGGTCGGCTACCCGACCGACAAGCAGAAGATGGCGCTGAAACTGCAGGAAGAGACGCTGCGCGAGCGCATCGGCAAGTCGTAGGTTGACGACCGGATCACCGCGGCCGTAGCTTCCGCGCCCAGAACGGGTCCCCCGGGGAGGACCCAGGTAGGCCACTCAAGTCTGATCCGGCCCGGCGCTCGGCAGGACTTCCCATCAGGGACGTGCTGCTGTGCCCAACGTCAACGCACCCTACGGCTTCCAACAAGCGCAAGGTCTCGGCGCATCGCCGACCTACGAGCAGGTGCAGGAGAAGATCGCGTCGACCACGGCGCCGATCTTCTGGGGCGACCCCGTCTTCCGCCTCGCCGACTCGACGATGGCCGGGCCCACCACCGGCCCTGGCCCAGGCGCCGCCGTGATGGCCGGCATCTTCCAGGGCTGCTCGTACATGAGCGTGGCCAACAAGCGGAAGGTCTGGTCGAACTACTGGCCCGCGGCGGACGTGCAGGCCGGCTCGACCAGCGACTGCTGGATCACCAACGATCCCAACGCCCGCTTCCGGGTGCAGGCCGGCAACTCCACCACCGTCGGGTTCGTGCAGGCCGACATCGGCATGAACGCCCAGTTCGGCTACGGGACCGGCAACCCCGCCAACGGCCTCTCGGGCGCGTACATCGACATGGCGGTGGCGCGGGCGGTGACCGCCACGCTGCCGTTCCGGGTGATCGCCCTGATCCTCGATCCGCCCGGCGGCCCCGGCACCCAGTCCGGCGCCTACAACTGGGCCATCGTCGGCTTCAACAACGTCGAGACGAAGTCTCTGACGGCGCAGGCATAGGGGCGGGTCATGGCAGTCAATCTCGCAGCCATCAAGGACCTGCTCCTCCCGGGCCTTCGTGGTGTCGAAGGCAAGTACGAGCAAATCCCATCGCAGTGGGACAAGGTCTACACGCGGCACACGTCGAAGATGGCTCTGGAGCGCACCGTCGAGATGCGCTACCTCGGCCTCGCCCAACTGAAGACCGAGGGCGGCCAAACCCAGTTCGACAACGCTGCCGGCGAGCGCTTCATCTTCAATCAGGAACACAGGGAAATCGGCCTGGGCTATGCGATGACTCGCAAGTCCATCGACGACAACTTGTACAAGTCGCAGTTCCACCCGTCTAACCTTGGTCTGGTCGAGAGTTATCAGCAAACCAAGGAACTATACGGGGCGAACATCCTCAACGTCGGCAACGTCTACGACCCATCCATCGGCGGCGACGGTGTTGCGCTGTTCGCGCCCAACCACCCCATCGACGGCGGCGTCTATTCGAACATCGCCGCCACCCCGGTCGACCTCAACGAGGCCAGCCTGCTGAACGGCATGATCAGCGTGCGGACCCAGTTCCGCGATCAGGCCGGGCTGCGGATGTTCTCGCGCGCCCGCAAGCTGATCGGGCCGCCGCAACTGGAGCCGGTGATGATCCGGCTCATCAAGACCGAACTGCGGCCGGGAACCGCCGACAACGACGTGAACGCCATCCACTCGACCGCGGGCGGCCTGCCCGAGGGCTACATGGTGATGGACTTCCTCACGTCGCCGTTCGCATGGTTCCTGCTGACGAATATCGACGGGCTCAGCTATATGACCCGCATCGCGTTCGAAACCGACATGCAAGTCGACTTTGTCACCGACAATCTACTTGTGAAGGCTTACGAACGCTATTCGTTTGCTTACTACAACCCGCGGGCAGGCTGGGCCAGCTTCCCGACTTCATAGGAGATACTTATGCAAGTCGTCGGCGGCCAACTGATCCAATCCCCCGGCAACCCGATCTTCCCAGGCACCCATGTCACCGGCCCGCTGCTGGCCGGCAACATCAAGGACTGGGACGGCGGCGCCGGTCTCGCGGGCCTCGGCTCGACCAACCCCGGCGTGCTGGCCAACGTCGGCTACGCCAAGATGATCCAGGCGGGGCGCGTCACCCAGGCCGCCTCGCCCGGTCAGCCGCCCGGGGTGTTCGTCAGCCCCGACCTCGTCATCCCCGCGCAGTCGCTGATCGTCGCCATCGCCTCCATCGTGCTGGTGGCCTTCACCGGCGCCGCCTCGACGTTCGGCATCGGCAACACGGTCAACCCCATCGCCTTCACGCCCGCCGGCGCCATGACCGCGCCGGCCACCGAGGTGATCACCGCCGCCGTCGCCCCGCAACTGCAGAACTGGCTGAACTGCGGACCCATCGACGAGCAGTTCGTGTTCACCAGTTCGAACACCGGCGCCGGCGTGATGATCGTCCTCATCGAGTACATCCAGGGGATCAACGCCGCGACCAGCTAGACCAGAACAGAACGAAGGGTCTGAACGATGAAGACGATTGCGAGGCGCCGCGGCGGCAAGACCGACGACAAGGGCCGGGCGGCGATCTCCAGGCACCACGAGACGGACGGCGACGGTATGGCCGACCTCGACCACGCCAAGCACGTCGGGCCGGTGCGTGGTGAGCACGGCAAGCACACCAGCGCGCGCAGCCCTCGCAAGGGCGGCGGCCACGTCGCCGGCTCGGTCGGCGCCGACCGGCGTCCGTTCTCGTCAGCCGCCCACGGCACCGAGCCGAAGGGCCGCCACACGATGGACGACTGACGGGTAGGAGGGCCCCATGCGGCCGATCACCGTCAACGTCGGGCCGCTCGCCGCCGTGTCGAGCATAGGCGCGCCGATCCCGATCGGCTCGGTCGGCACCTTCAGCCTGAACCTCGTCCCGACTGGCGGCTCCAATAACGCCGCCTGGGTGGGCGTTGGCACCATCACCAACGGCGTGCTGAGCATCTCCTCGACGACCTCGGGCGCGATAGCCGCCGGGATGCGGCTGAACACCACCGGGCTTGCGCCCAACACTCGGGTGTTGGGTCCGGGTCCGACGCCGGGAACGTGGATCGTCTACCCGACGCAGACGGTGTCGCCGGTGCCATCCATCCGCGGCAACCAAGTCGTCACGCTCGATGCGCCGCGGCAGGTGCAGATCGCCAACACTGAGGCCGCCGGGACCAACAGCTTCACGGTCAGTGGGACCGACGCGGCGGGCAACCAGATCAGCGAGACACTGGTCAGCACGGGCGCGGCGGTCACCACCTCGCAGAACTTCGCCACCGTCACCCAGATCAGTTGCAGCGCGCCGCTCGCTGCGGTCGTGACAGTCGGTACGGCGGCGACGGCGACCTCGCCGCTGGTGATGTTTGATCCCTGGGCGACGCCGGCCAGCATCACCAAGCAGGCCACGTTGACCGGCGCGGCGACCTTCAGCGTGCAGATTTCCAACGACGACCCGAACGCGCCCGGTGGCCCGCCGCCCGGCGCCATGACGTGGTCGCCTGACCCCGACGCCACCTTCGTCGGCGCCACCACGCCGGTGGAGGGCGCCTGGGCGTTCGTGCCGCTCTACGCGCGGGTGCTGCTGACGGCAGGCGCGGGCTCGGTGCGGATGACGTTCGCGCAGCAGGGCAGCCCTTAAGGGAGGCCCTGATGCCGACCAGCGGCACCTTCACCTTCAACCCCGACATCGGCGAGCTTGGCCTCTACGCCTTCAACATCGCCGGCGTGCGCTCGACCGCGCTCACCCAGTCGCACATGGAATCGCTGCGGATGGCGGCGAACCTGATCAACAGCCGCTGGTCGGGCCAGGACGTGAACCTCTGGGCGGTCGACCTGCAGTCGATCCCGCTGGTGCCCGGCAACGCCACCTACTCCGTGCCGCCGAACACCATCGCCATCCTCGACGCCTACACCACCAACTTCGGGACCGGCGCGGCGCAGCGCAATCGCATCATCCTGCCTGTCTCGCGCTCCGAGTACGCCTCCTATCCGAACCCGAGCCAGCCGGGGCAAGTCACCGTCTACTGGTTCAACAAGCTGCTCAGCCCCAACATCACCTTCTACCTGACGCCGGACGGCACCAATCGCACCGTCAACTACTGGCGGGTGCGGCAGATTCAGGACGCCAAGGTGCAGGGCGGCATGTCGCCCGAGCTACCCTTCTACTTCCTGGAGGCCTACGCGCTGGCGCTGGGGCAGCGGCTGGCGATGGTGTGGAACCCGGCGATGGCGGCAGGCCTGAAGACGCTCGCCGATGAGGCCTTCGAGATCGCGGCGAACCAGAACACCGAGCGCGCGGCGTTCTACGTCTCGCCGCAGATTTCAACTTACTTCAGGCCCTGACGATGGCCTACGCCTCCCGATCCGGTCGCGCGCGGACCTCTAGCTCCAGCCCCGAGGCGTTCGGCGTCTGCATGCGCTGCGGCTTCTGGTATCAGCGCCGCGAGCTTATCAACCAGATGCGCTGGCGCGGCGCGGCGCTGCTGCCGACCTGGGTGTTCGTCTGCCGGACCTGCAACGACACCCCCAACGAGCAGGAGCGTGCGGTGGTTTGGCCGGCCGACCCGGTGCCGGTGCAACTGGCGCTGCCCGAGGACTTTTCCGTCGCGAACTCGGTGATGGGCCTCGCGCTGCCGCAGCAAGAGACCGTGCTCATGGGTCTCGTCGACCTCGTGACGTACATGACCACGACCGATGGGGACTACATGGCCGAGGCCAACCCCGAGGTGTTCTCCCAGGTCGACCCGATCACCGGCATCCCGCTGTCGCCCGGCGTAGGCATGCAGACGGTCGACGGTGTAGTTATGGCCCCGACCCCAACCGGGCGACCGCCTGGATACGACGCTCTGGTCAACCAGCCGGTCGCCACGAACGACGTGGTGATCTTCATGTCCACGACCAAGGGCGCCGGCATGCAGAGCACCGACGGGACCAACATGGGCACCGAAGAGGACGGCTTCGACGGCGCGCCGGGCGATGCGGGCCTGCCGAGCGGCACGCCGATCTCGATAGTCTCGCTGATGGCCGACGGCACGCCGCTGGTGCGCGCCACCTGCAACCGCCCGCACGGCCTGACCCTGAACAGCCAAATCTTCGTGCGCGGGACCGGCAACCCGCTCGCCGACGGCGCCTTCAGCGTCATCCCGATCACCGCCACCGCCTTCACCTACGGCACCTACTCGCCGATCCCGGCGGGCTCGCTGCTGGAGCCGGGCACCCTGATGGTGGCGACCCAGATCGGCCTGCCGCGCGACTTCCCGGCGCTGCCGCAGACCGGCCTGCCGGCGGCGCAGGCCCGCGTATCGAAGGGCGTGCAGTAGATGGCTGACGGCACCACCTTCCCGCCCTTCCAGACCATCCCCGACCTGCCCCCGGCGAGCGGGCTGAACTTCACCGATCAGGTGTGGATCAATCAGGCCGGCCTCGATGTCCGCGCCAACCTCGGCGACATCGCGGCGCTGATGCCGGCGCACGTGGTGTCGTTCAACGGCCGCACCGGCGACGTGGCGCTGCAGATCGGCGACATCACCGGCGCCGGTGGTGCGCCACTCTCAAGCCCGGTGCTGGAGGGCGTGCCGCAAGCGCCCACCCCGCCGCGAGGCGCGACCGACACCCGCATCGCCACCGCCGAGTTCGTGCAGGACGCCATCAGCAGCACCGTCGCAGGCGTCGCCAGCTTCAACGGCCGCGTCGGGGCGGTGACGCTCACCACCGCCGACATCACCGGCGCTGGCGCGATCACCCACGCCGTCACCAGCGTCTCCTCGGCAAGCGGCGACCTCAGCGTCGCCAACCCCACGACGACGCCTGCGCTGACCGTGCTCTCGGCCCCGAAGTGGTCGCAGGCGCGCATCGTCAACTACACCGGCGATGTCACCGGCACGAACACGGTCGACGGCTCGGCCAACGTCACCACGCCGCTGACTATCGCGCCCTCGGGGGTGGCCGCCGGCACCTATGGCGACGCCACCCACATCCCCGCGGTCACCGTCAACGCCAAGGGCCTTGTCACCGGCGTCACCCTGATCCCGACCCCGCCGCCGGCCACCGGCACCGTCTCCAGCGTCGGCCTGACCGTGCCCACCGGCTTCGCGGTCGCCGGCAGCCCGGTCACCGGGGCAGGCACCCTGGCGATCAGCTTCACTGCCCAGCCCAACAACGTCGTGCTGGCGGGTCCCGCGACCGGCGGCCCGCTCGCCCCGACGTGGCGGCAACTGACCCAGGCCGACATCGCTGGCGGCGTCGGCGTCACCAGTGTCGGGCTCACCATGCCCGCGCTGTTCGGCGTCAGCGGCTCGCCCGTGACCGGCGCCGGGGGCTTCACCGTCACCATCCCGAACCAGGGCCAGAACTTGGTGTGGGCTGGCCCGACCACGGGTGGCCCAGGTCAACCCGCCTTCCGCCCGTTGACCCTCGCCGACATGCCGGCCGGCCTCGCGACCGGCACCGTGAACTCGGTGGGGCTGGCGCTGCCGAACATCTTCACCGTCACCGGCTCGCCGGTCACCGGCTCGGGGACGCTCACCGGCGCCCTCGCCACCCAGGCGGCGGGCACCATCTTCGCCGCCCCGGTCGCGGGCGGCGTCCCCAGCTTCCGCGCGCTGCAGACATCCGATCTGCCCAGCCTCAGCTACCTGCCGCTGGCGGGCGGCACGCTGACCGGGCCGCTCAACGGCACCGCCGTCCACGTCGGCACGACCTTCCGCGTCGGGACCAACAACCTCTCGTCCTATTCCAACACCGCCCAAGCGTCGATTGAAGCCATCGGGGATGGCGTTGGTGCGGGGCTCAACGCCAGCCGCTTCTCGACTGACGCCAGCGGCCCGGTCATCAACGGCCTCAAGGCGCGCGGCACGCTCGCGGCCCCAGTAGCGGTGGTCAGCGGCGACTTCGTTAACCAGTTCCAGGCCCAGGCCTACGACGGCTCGGCCTTCCAGTTGGTCGCGGCGATCCTCTCGCAAGCGCAGACCTACACCGCGCCGGGCAACCTCTCGGGCGCTCTGTACTTGCAGACGCGGACGGCGGGCCCGGGTGGTGCGCTGGCGAACGCGCTCACCATCGACCAAGTCCAGAACGCCACCTTCGCTGGCACGACCACCACCTTTGGGGTGGCGGGCTCGGGCGCGGTGGCGAACCCGACCCAGATCAGGCTCGACGGCAGCTACGCGACCGCGTCCGGCGGCCCCCTGAAGCTCGATCTGTTCGGCGGCAACGGCCAGTACGGCATCGGCTTGTCGTCGGGGAACATGTACCTCAACGCCGGCGCTGCCGCGCCCACGGCAGAGTTCAGCCCGACCCTGACCACCTTCCACCAGCCGGTCACCGGGCTCAGCGGCTTCCTCGTCAACCCGCCTGGGGTGACGCAGTTCACGCTGGCGCAGCGGCCCCCGGCCACCGGCAACCCCAACGCCGCGTTCTACCCGACGACGCCGAACACGCTGATGAACGTGGCGCTGTACCCCAACGGCGTACCGCCCGGAGGGACCGGGGCAAGCCTCCTCCTCTTCGACAGCGACCTGTTCAACACCACGACGACACCGAACAACTATCTCCAACTGACGACGGCGGCCGACGCGAACCGGCTGGTCGCTGGCGCCCAAAACGGCGCGACCCAGAAGCCGTTCGCGATCCGGGTTGGGACTGTCGATGCGCTCACCATCGACGCAACGCAGACCGTCACCCTGATCCATCCGCCGGTGTGGCCTGCGGTCAACCAGAACCGCTTCTGGGCGAGCCCGGTGGGTGCGTCTGCGGCGCCCGCCTTCCGCAAGCTCGACGTGTCCGACATGCCGGCGCTGACGACCGCCAATCTGACCGACATCATCCCGCCGACCGCCTTCACGCCCACCGTCAGCTTCGGCACCACGGTGGGCGACCTCGCGGTGTCCTACACGGTCCAAAGGGGGTCTTGGAGCGCGGTCGGTAAACTGACGCATGTGGAGGTCAACCTAAGCTGCACGCTGACCTACACGACCTCGGCCGGCGCTCTCATCGTCCTCCTGCCAGGGCTGCCGCTACCGCCGAGCAGCGGGGCCGTCGCGCCGATGGGCGTCGTCGTCGTCGGCCATGCGACGGGGTGGACCGGGTACCTCTATGGCAACATAGCCATCGTCGGCGGCGTTGCTGCGGTTTTCATCAACCAAGTGCCCCCCGCCTCCTTCGCTCAGTCTCTCACCGTGGCCAACGTCCCGAGCGGCGCGACGGTCTACACGGTCCAGATCAACATCGACTACAGCGCGGCATAACCTGATGGGCAACCCGATCCAGACCATCCCCAACCTGCCGCCCGCCATCGGCCTCTCGGGCGACGAGCAGACGTGGATCAATCAGGCCGGCGTCGACCGGCGCACCAGCTTGAGCGCCATCGCTGCGCTGGTGGTGGTCCCGCCCCCCAACGGCGGCGGGGGCGGCGTCGTGGACGGCAGCGCGGCGGTGGTGACCGCCTACAGCGCCATCCGCAAGGCCACCTTCCCGGCCACGGTCACCTCGGTCGTGCTCAACGATATCTACAAGGGCGGCGTCTTCGTGCGCGGCCCGGCGAGCTTGCCCGACAACGGCGGCACCCGGATCAAGGACGCCTCGGGCCAGTTCTGGTGGCGCGTCTACGACGAGCGCATCAACGCCGCGTGGTTCTACTCGGGGCCGCCCGACACCCTCGGCAACCCGACCACGCTGGGCTCGGGGCCGGCGCAGATCACCCAGGCCGACCTCGATGCGAACATCGCGGTTTGGGTCGGCCTCGCCGACGACGGCTATGGCGGCGGCCCCGGCAGCGTGCAGACCGCGCAGCCCTACCCGGTCGGCACCTACTGGGATTTCGTGGCGCTGCAGGAGTGGATTTACGCCTGCGCGGCCGAGCGCTCGGTGCCGCAGTCGACCTTCATCGGCGCCATGAATAACGACGGGCGGCTGCGCGTCAGCCAGTGGCTGACCGGGCCGGGGTTCCTCGGGATCGGCCAGCCGATCACCGGCGCCGGCGTCGCGCCGGGGTCTTTCGTCAGCGCGCTCGACCCCGACCCCAACGTCTACTGGATCGGCCTGAACCACTACACCGGCAGCCTTCACGGCGTCACGACCGACGCGGGCACCAACTTCGACGGCTACCTTGAAGGCGTGATCCTGACCGCAAACGGCATCTACACCAATCCCGGCGCGCCCCCGCTGCTGAAGCCGGGCGACGAGATCACCAGCCCGCTCTACCCACCGGAGAGCTTCTTCAACGGCGTGCTGCCGGGCACCACGGTGGGCCCGCAGATCGACGGGCCGCCCGGCGGCGCCGTTGGCGTCCGCGCCGACTTCTACATCGGCATCAAGCAGAACGTCCCCTCGACCCTTATGGTGGGCGTCGGCGGCCCGACCTGGAACACGGTGGGCGGTGAGTACCAGCGCAACATCCCCGGCTTCTGCCCGCGCGGGGTCATGTACCTCAACCAGATGCTGGTGGTGAACGGCAACGGGCTCGACCTGCTGTTCGCCTCCAAGCGGGGCACCACCCTCAACTGGTACGGCAACGCCACGGCCACGTCGAACGTCGGCCCGGGGATCAAGTTCAACACGCTGGCCTACTCGACGGTCAAAAGCCTCACCGTCTTCGACCAGTCGGTCGTCCTCGGCGGCGTCTCCAACTACCTCGTCAGCCTCTCGCACACCCCCGGCACGCCCGGCCTCAACGTCGAAAACAATACGTTGCAGGATTGGAATATCGTCGGCAACTACAACACCAGCCAAGCCGGCATCGCCATCTCGCCCGAGGGCGGCGCCGCGCAGGGCGACACCCAGATGTTCATCCAGTGCTGGGTGACCGGGTTCTATGACGGCTTCACCTTCGGCGGCGCCAACGCCATCGGCGGCACCTTCATCGGCGGCCAGACCCAGGCCTGCCCCCGCTACGGCGTCGCGGCGTTCGGCGGAAGCTTTTCCGCCTACACGATGCTGACCGAGAACAACTCGGCCAACAGCTACTACCAGACCCCCCAGCGCACCCAGATTCACCTCGGCGGCGCCGACTTCTACGCCCAGCAGGTGCAGACCGAATCGTGCGTCGTCATCGGCTGCCGCTCCGAGGGCACGGTCGGGATGGCCGACACGAACCATGAGTCCAGCGTGATCAACTGGACGACCGGCGGCTACTTCAACTTGTGGGCGCCCAACCAGCACTGGACGCCGCAGACGCTGCTGGCGGTCAATAACCCTGGCGTCAACTCGACCAACGCACTCAACAACTACGCCGTGGTGATGCTGGCCGACGACGGCGGCCCGCCCTGGCTGAAGAGCGACGCTAGCTCGACGACGACCGTGATCTCGTTCACGCCGAACCCCGGCTGGACGCCGAACCAGTGGGCGGGCTTCGGCGTCTGGCTGATGCCGGCCGGCGCCTACCAAGCCAACAGCATCGCTATCGAGTCCAACACCGCCAACACGATCACCCTGCCCGCGGCGACGCCGGCCTGGGCCTCGGGCGCCAACTGGTGGAAAATCTTCAACAAGTCCGGCGGTGCGGCGCCGAACTGGGGCGCGACCACCCACTTCGGCCAGTTCCTGCGCAACGCGGCCGGCTGGGGCTCGACCATCGCGGCCGGCTTCAACCTGCTGCAGACCGCCACCGGGGTCGTCGCGGGCGACTGGGTGATGATCCCCGATCAGGCGGTCTTCCCCGACGGCGGCAACGTGCCGATGGCGCTGACGGGCAAGGTGCAGAACCAGCACCCGTCCTCCACCGGCTGGTACATCCAATCGTTCGGAACCCTGGCGACGGTCTGGGGTGTGCCCAGCAACCCGATCCTGCTCGGCGGCCTCCCGTCCGCCACCGGCTACAACTTCCTCATCGGCCAGACCTCGGGCGCGGCGGGCGCCATCGGCCAGTACACGCTGCAGTACCCGCAGACGCTCGGCTCGGACTTCACCGGCTCGATCTCGGGCGCCTTCCTGACCGTGACCGCGGTCAACCACGGCGCCGTGGCGGCTGGCCAGTACCTCGGCGGCGCCGGCATCTCCAACTCCGCGCCGCCGCAGATCACCAACGCCGGCGTCGGCTTCACCGGCTTCGTGGACGACGGCAGTGGCGGGACCGTCAAAGGGACCGTGCTCACCGTGCAGACGGTGGCCGCCGGCGTCATCCGCCTGGGCGCGCCGCTGACCGGCGGCGCCGTGGCCGCCGGCACCGTCATCCTCAGCCAGATCAGCGGCCCGGCGGGCGGGGCAGGGACCTACAACGTCAGTGGCCAGCCGCAACTTCTCGGCCAGTGCGCCTTCACCGGCTCGATGACCACCACCGCGCAGTTGACCGTCACCGCCATCGCCTCGGGCGCGCTGGCCTTCGGCCAACTGCTGCAGGGCCCCGGCGTGCCGCCGGGCTGCCTGCTCTCGACCCAGATCAGCGGCGTGGCCGGCGGCGTCGGCCTCTACAACATCACCTCCTCGGTGAACGTCGCCAGCGAGGCGATGACCGCGACCTGGAGCTTGGCCGGCGGCGGGCTGGCGGCGCAGTTCACCGCCACCGTCGACAACGGCGCCGGCTCCTACGGTAACATCCTCACCGTGACGGCGATGGCTGGTGGTGTGCTGGGCGTCGGCCAGACCGTCAACGTGCCGGTGAGCGGCGGCCCGGCGGGCATGACCGCGCAGGCGACCATCGTCCCAAGCCTGACCAGCACCGGCACCGGCGGCCTCGGCACCTACGCGCTGAGCGGCCTGGGCAACATCATCGTGCCGTCGAGCGCGATGACCGCCAACTCCACGGGCGGCATCGGCACCTACACGATCAGCCCGCCAGCCGGGGCGCCGATCACCAGCGAGGCCATGCAAGGCGGCTACCTCTCGCAGATCGCGCCGCTCTGGGAGATCGTCGATGCCCACGGCAACCCGCAGAACGCGGCCAAAAGCACGGTCGACGCCAACCCGGCCTACTACAGCGCCGGCATCACCGACGGCGGCCTCACCCACATGGTCATCGACTACGACGTGATGTGGGGCGTCGGCTCGCTCGACCAGTGCCAGCTTGGCCTCACCGGCAAGGTCGGCGCCATCGGCCGGATCGACAATCTCGCCGCGCCGGGGCCGGGCGGCATCACCGGGGCGGCGATCCGTCCCAACGAAGGCTTCGTCGGTCAGTTCTCCTACAAGAACGCCGCGCAGTTCACGCTGCCGCCGCGCTTCGGGGTGGGCGCCAACGTCACGCCGTTCACCATCGACGCGAGCTTCTTCAACCAGTCGAACGTGGTCTGCACCGTCGCAGCGAACAACACCGTGCTCGGGCTCGCGCCGCTCGGGCCGGGCCTCATCGTCGACATCGACCTCTTCCTGACGCCCGGCCAAGCCATCTCTGGCGGCATGATCGTGGACTGGGACCCGACGACGGTGAAGTCGCCGACGACGACCATCAACATCGGCCAGAACGGTCAGCAGACCATCGTGCGGATGAAGTGGGTCGGCAACGCCAACCCCGCCGCGCCCGGCGGCCACTGGTACGTGATGTCGGCGGAAGGACCCATGTGATGATCGATGCAGCAACGCTGAACGCCAAGGGCGTGCGGACGCGGCAGGCGCTGGACATCCTGCGCACCACCATCAAGACGCCGCAGCAGGCGCTCTCGGTGGCCTACGCCTACGCCACCTTCTCCAACCTGATGCGCGCGCTGGAAGAGGACGCCGGTGTCTTCCCCGGCTACTTCGGGTCGGCGGGGCCGCTGCTCCCGGAGGTCAACCCGTTCGACGGGGTGGTGATGCCGGCGGCGGTCAGCGGCGAGCCGGCGCCGCCGTTCAATCAGCCCAAGCAGGCGGGTGTGCCGGCCGCGCCGCCGTTTGACACGCCGACCCCGACCCTGAACTTCTAAAGATGCCCGGCGCCCCGACCACCCCGCTGACCTACAACGGCCTCGTCACCCAGGTCTGCCTGCTGGCGCCCTACCAGTTCGACACCAGCGGGCCGGTGGTGCTGCCGCTGAACCAGCCCGAGTTCACGGCGCTGATCCCGATGATGTTGACCTACGCCGAGCAGCGCATCCAGCGTGACCTGGAACTGCTCAACACCCAGGTGATGCGCGGGCCCTACGCGCTGGTGGTCGGCTCCAACCAACTGTCGGTGCCGCCCGCGGACCTGATGGTGATCCAGGACGTGCTGGTCAGCATCGGCGGGGCGCCAACGCCGATGAACCCGGTCAGCAAGGCTTACATGCTGACGGTCTGGCCCTCGACCTCCGCGCCGGGCCCGCCCAAGGTGGTGGCCCTGCAGGGCGGCGACGCGGCGACGCTCGGGCAGACCGGCACCATCCTGCTGTTCGGGCCGCCGCCGGACCTACCTTATCAGGTCAACTGCATCGGCGAATCGCGGCCGCCGTCGCTCGCCACGTTCGGGGACCCGGGCGAGGCCGGGACGGCCACCACCTGGATATCGACGTGGCTGCCCGACCTGCTGGTGATGGCCTGCATGATCTACGTCAGCGGCTACCAGCGCGACTTCGGGCGCCAGTCCGACGACCCGCAGATGGCGCAGTCCTACGAAGCGCAGTACGGCACGCTGCTGGACGGCGTGAACAAGCAGGAGTTCCAGCGCCGCTGGGAGGCCGACGCCTGGACCGCCCAGGCCAAGTCTCCGGTCGCCACGCCGACGAGGTGATGCGCCATGCCCCACGCCGCGGTCGAGCTTGCTGACGGGGTCAACGTCAACCGCACGCCGGCGCTCAACCAGTACGGCATCAGCTTCTCCCAGTTGATCCGCTACCAGTTCGACAACTCAGGCCAGCCGATGGTCCAGAAGCTCGGCGGCTGGGCCAAGTACCTGACCGCCCCGACCCCGGCCCCGGTCAGGGCCTTGTGGGGCTGGGAGGACACCAACGCGGTCACCCATCTCGCCTATGGGACCGATAGCTATGGCGGGCGTTCGCAGCTTGCCGTGGCGACCGGCGGCTCGGTGCAGGACATCACCCCCACCAGCAGCCAGACCAACGGCGCGGCGGTGCAGTTTGAGACCACGGCCGGCTCGCCGAACGTGCTCATCACCGACCCCGGCATGACCGGGCTGACCAGCTTCGACAGCGTGGTGGTCGAGACCCCGATCTCGGTCGGCGGGCTGATCCTGAAGGGGCCCTATCCGATCACTCAGATCAGCCCGAGCCAGTACCAGATCACCGCGCTCGACGTGCTCGGCAACCCGGTGGCGGCGAGCGCCGCCGACTCGCCCGGGGTGCTGGAGACCTACACGACGACAGCGGGTTCGCCGGCGGTCACCGTGACGATGCCGAACCACGGCCTCGTGGTGGGCAAGACCTGGGCGATCCTGGTGCCGACCACGGTCGACGGCATCACCTTGTTCGGCAACTACATCGTCTCGACGGTGCTCTCGTCGAGCCAGTTCCTGATCATCGCCACCGTGGTGGCGGCGACCGCCGCGGGCCCGACGCTGATCAACGGCGGCGAGGTGCGCCTGCAGTACCAGTTCGGCATCGGCCCCACCCTGCCGGCCACCGGCTTCGGCCAGAACGGCTTCGGCGAGGGCCCGTTCGGCGGCGCCGGCTCGCCAGCCAACCCGGCCACCGGCGCGCCGATCAACGCCACCGACTGGACCTTGGACAACTTCGGCGAGGTGCTGATCGCCTGCCCGATCAACGGCACCCTCAACCAGCCGCTCTACGCCTGGAACCCGCTCTCGGGCTCGCCGCAGGCCTCGGTGATCAGCCAGGGGCCCACGGTCAACGATGGCTTCTTCGTGGCCATGCCGCAGCGGCAGATCATCTGCTGGGGCTCGACCGTCACCGGCATCCAGGACCCGCTGCTGGTGCGCTGGTGCGACCTCAACAACTTCAACATGTGGTTCGACCTGCCCACCAATCAGGCAGGCGAGTGGCGCCTGCCGCGCGGCTCCAAGATCGTCGGCGGCATCCAGGGACCGCAGCAGGGGCTGCTGTGGACCGACCTCTCGATCTGGTCGGTGCAGTACATCAACCTGCCCGGAGTGTGGTCGTTCAACGAGATCGCCACCGGCTGCGGGCTGATCAGCCGCAAGGCGGCGGCGGCCGCCAACGGCACCGTCTACTGGATGGGGCCGACCCAGTTCTACAGCCTGACCAGCGAGGGCGTGCAGCCGCTCGCCTGCCCGGTCTGGGACGTGGCCTTCCAGGACATGGACGTGGCCAACGTCAGCAAGATCAGGGTGGCGGTGAACTCGCGCTTCAACGAGATCGCTTGGTACATCCCGACCCTCGGGTCGAACGGCGAGAACGGCACCTACCTCAAGTACAACTACGCCTTGGGCTGGTGGGACACGGGCCTGTTGTCGCGCTCGGCCTGGATCGACCAGTCGGTGCTGGGCGCGCCCATCGGGGCCGATCCGGGGAGCCGCTTCATCTACCAGCACGAGGTGTCGAACGACGCCGACGGCGTGCCGATGCTCTCCAACTGGGCCACCGGCGACTTCACCCTCTCCGAGGGTGACATGATGACGTTCCTCGACGAGTTCTGGCCCGACGCGCGCTACGGCGACTACAACCAGCCGCAGAACGCCACGCTGCAGATCACCTTCAAGGTCCGCGACTTCCCCGAGGACCCGCAGCGCACCTACGGCCCCTACACCGCCACCCAGGCCTCGCGCTGGTTCAACCCCCGCGCCCGCGGTCGCCTGTTCTCGCTGCAGATCGGCTCGTCCGACATCGGCTCGTTCTGGCGCATGGGCCGGTTCCGCTATAGGGGGCAGCCGGCAGGGCGGTACGGATGACCTTCCAGGAGAACCGCAACATCCCGTCGAGCCACCCGGGCCACGGCCAGGGCCCGGCGGGCGCGAGCCTCAGCGACATCCTGACGGCCGTGAAGAACGTCGCCGTCAACATCGCCAACCTCGGGCAGACCATGCTGGCGATCAACGGTCAGCAGACAGCGCCTGCGCTGGCCGCCGCGGCGCTGGTGAAGCAGGGCGCCGGCCGGGTGGCGTTCGTCAACGTCACCATCGCCGGCGCCGCGCCGGGCTCAGTCATCGACGCCAACAGCGTCGGCGCGACGAGCCCGGTGCTCTACGTGATCCCCAACGTGGTCGGCTCGACCTTCGTGAATCTGCCCTACAGCTTCGGGCTGGTGGTGATCCCCGGGACCGGCCAGACCGTGACCGTGAGCTACTCCTGATGCCGCTCGCGCATGGCTCCAGCGAGAAGACGATCAGCCGGAACATCTCCGAGATGCGGGCGAGCGGCCACCCGCGCGAGCAGGCCATCGCCGCGGCCCTGCGGACGGCGCGCGAGAGCCACGCCTGGGGCGGTCGCATCGCCCTGGCCAAGGGCGGCTTCCCGGACCCGGAGTTCGGCCAGGGCAGCGGCTACACGTCGGGCGCCATCCGCTCGCTGACCAAGCTGCCCATCATGGAGGCGCCCACGCCGCACGCGCCCGGGTCGCGCAACGTCGGCGAGGTCGGCAAGGAGTTGGTGGGCAAAGGACAGCGGTTCTGGAAGCGGCGCGGCGTCGCCAGCGGCAAGATCACCGCCGAGACCGCGACCCCCCGGCACAACGACGCGCTCGCCGAGGCGCTCGCCGACGAGACCGAGCACGCGCTCGCCGGCCGCGGCAACGCCGCCAACTGGTACTCGGAGAAGTTCGAAGAGGCCAAGCGCGTGGCGGCGCTCACCCACCCGGAGATCATGCACGACCCGCATGCGCTGAGCGCCTGGGCGGCGGCGCTGGCGATCACCAGCCAGGGCGAGAAGGTGCATCGGAACGCCGAACTGGCCGACCAGATGTATCAGCGCTTCAAGGACAAGGGCGGCCGCTTCGCGATGGACGACGACGACATGCCGTCCGCCGACAAGAAGAAGATCGCCTCCAAGAACGTCACCCCGATGGTGTCCAACTTCAGGAAGTACGACGCCCTCGTCGACTACCACGCCAAGAATCGCGACGACGGGAACGGCCACGCCGGCGCCTACGAGTTCCTGAACAAGCCGATGAAGGGTCGCGACCTCGCCGCGGCCGGCTTCAAGGGCGGCCAACTCGAAGCGACCGGCTTCAAGAAACCGAGCGGCATCACGATGGACGCCGACACCCACGGCTCGGCGATCTTCGGCGGCAAGATCGGCGGCGGCTTCTACCAGAACCTGATGGGTAACTATCATCCGGTGACCCAAGACCTGTGGTTCATGCGGACCTTCGGGCGGCTGACCGGCACCCTGATGGACACGGTGAAGACCGAGAAGGGCCGCCAGCAGGCCTACGACCGGGTCCGGGATGCGCTGGACAAGCTGCGCCTCAACGAGCCGGGCCCGACCGACAACGAGGGGCTGGCCGAGCATGCGAAGAAGTATGCCAGCCAGCACGAGCGCGACTTCGCCAAATACCGGGCCAAGTACGACAGCGGCGAGCTTACCAAGGACGAGATTCACCACGCCTCAGAGCGGCTGGTGAACATGCTGCATGGCGTCAACGAGATGCCGGGCGGCGGTCGCGACCGGCAGTGGCGCGCCGCCATCGTCAACAAGGCGCGACATATTCTGCAAAAGCGCGGTCACCACATCACCAACGCAGACCTGCAGGCTACCATATGGTATCCAGAGAAAGACCTCTGGAAGCACATGGGTTCGACCGGAGGGTCCTCGGGTTCCGAGGGCAACAACGTCGACTACTCGCAGGCGCAGCAGCGCATCGCACGTCAACGAGGACACTCGGATGCCCACATCGAACAGGCCCTCGGACGGCCCCTCGATCACGACGAGAAGTTCGCACCGCCTGCCCAAGCGCAACCCAACGATCCACGAGATGCTCTCGGAGGACCCGGACCCGCCGGGGGAAACCGTGATGTCCCGGGAGGAAATCCGGCGGGCGGTGGAGCGCTCGGCCCACCTGATCAGCCCGCAGCACCACCGCCACCGCCGCAGCTAACCGGCGGCCTCGCCGCTGGCGGCCGCGCCGGCTTCCAGGAGGGCGGCGAGGTCGGGCCCCAGGGCTTCTACAGCCAGGGCGCCAGGGCGGCGATGGCGCTGCCGCAGGCCAAGGGCACGCCGCAGCAGATGATGGCCTCGCTGAAGGGCGTGAAGCCCGACGAGATGAAGTGGTCGGGCGTGCAGGACGCCTTCGCGGGCCAAAAGAGCGTCACCAAGGATCAGATCGCCCAGCACTTCCGGCAGGCGCAGCCGCAGATCGATGAGACGCTGCTCGCCGACCGTTACGGCTACAACGGTATGCCCACGGAGTACCGCCAATACACGATCCCCGGTGGCCGCAACTACCGCGAACTACTGCTGCACCTGCCTGAAGCGGGCCGCGGAGACCCGCTGCCGGACAAGCAGGCGTGGGCCGAGCACGGCCCTGCCAATCGAGCGCTGACGGAACGGGAGCAGGCGGTTCGGGGCGCCTTTGCCAACGTCAAGCATGCGACCGATCCGCGGTTGCCGGGATATGCGGATGAGTTCGAAGCGATTGGGCGCGAGCGCAAGGCGCTGGCCGAGCGGATGGTCGCTGACACCAAGGCCAGGGTCCCGCCCTGGATGCGCCGGTCGCGCACCTACAACTCATCCCACTGGCACGTGCCCAACGTCCTGGCCCACCTACGCATGTCGGATCGCCACGGCCAGAACGGCGAGAAGCTGCTGCACCTTGAAGAACTGCAGAGCGACTGGGGCCAGGAGGCCAGGACGGAGGGGCTTCACGACCCGGCCAAAGCCGAGGCGGCGAAGGCGCGTTTGAACGAGTTAGAGCGTGAGCGGTCGTCGCTCCGTCATCGCATCTACCAACCAGATACGACCCCCGAGGAGGATAAGCGATGGTCAGACCTCGGCTGGGAGCTTGATGACGCCGTCGACGCAGCCGACCGCGCCACGCAAGGTCGTCCGAACGCGCCCTACATCGGCAAGACCGAGGGCTGGACCGACCTCGGCCTGAAGCGCCTGCTGCACGAAGCGGCGCAGGGCGGCTACCACAAGGTGATGTGGACGCCCGGCCAGGATCAGGCCGACAGGTACGGCCTCGAAAAGCACCTCAAAGCCATCGATCTGCGGGAAACTATGGGTGGCCCACGCCTGGAAGTGCATCAGCACAGCGGCCGCCGGCAGGTCTACTTCCCTGAAAACGACGAAGAGATCGGTCGCCTCCTCGGCAAGGAGACGGCTCAAAAGCTGCTGGCGGGCCGCAACGAGAGCGGCGATTCGACCCTTGAGGGCCTCGACCTGAAGACCGGCGGCGAGGGGATGAAGGGCTACTACGACAACATCCTGCCCAAGCGGCTGCTGGCGCTGGCCAGGGAGCACGACCCGCAGGCGTCGCTCAGCGGGCAGTATCTCGATCCCGAAGGCATGGGCGACAAGGCGTCGGAGTACGCCACCAAGCCGTTCCCGGCGCTCACCATCACGCCGCAGATGCGCGCGAGCATCCTGAAGAACGGCTTCAAGGCCTACGCCTTCGGCGGCCGAGCGGCGCGCGCCGAGGGCGGCGGCTTCCCGCACGCCACCAAGCCGCTGCTGTTCCACTCCAACCTGCACCACCACCTGCACGTGGGGCCCATCCACTCGCACGTCTCGGGCCGCACCGATCACCTGCCGATGCACGTGCCGTCGGGCTCCTACGTGCTGCCGGCCGACGTGGTCAGCGCCCACGGCGAGGGCAACACGATGGCCGGCTTTAAGGTCATGCACCGCCTCTTCGGTGGTGCGCCCTACGGCGGCCACGGCGGCCCCTACGGCCAGGGCGGCGGTCCCTACGGGGAGGCGCTGCAGAACGAATCGCGCGGCGGCCGGGCGGTTGGCGACGACCGCGGCGTGCCCATCGTGGCGGCGGGCGGCGAGTACGTGCTCTCGCCCGGCCAAGTGCGCGCGGTCGGCAGGGGTGACCCCGAGGTCGGCTGCAAGGTGCTCGACGAGTTCGTGAAGCGCAGCCGGGCCAAGAACATAAAGACGCTGCAGAAACTGCCGGGGCCAGCGAAGGACTGATCCGATGGCGGACGACAGCCACGAGCTTCAGGACGGCGTGGCGCTCACCGCCATCAGCCACCCGGATCAGCGCGACCCGCATCCGCACGTGCGCACCGGCACGCCGGCCGAGGTCGACGAGGTGATGAAGCTGGCGATCATGGGGTGCGAAGAGAATCAGTTCGTCCCCCACAACCCGATCAAGGTGCTGCAGGACGTGTGGGCCGCGCTCAACCTCGACAAAGGCATCGTCGGGGTGATCGGGCCGCCCGGCGGCCAGCTTGAGGGCGCTGTCCTCTTGCGCATCGGTCAGGTTTGGTACAGCGATGCGCCTCACATCGAGGAGAGGGCGATCTTCGTGCATCCCGCCTTCCGCGGCGCGCGCGGGGGTCGGGCCGCGCGTCTCGCGGAGTTCTCGATGGACCTCGCCGACAAGCTCGGGATGCCGCTCTCCATAGGGGTCCTGTCGGACCACCGGACAGCCGCCAAGGTCCGGCTCTACTCGCGCATCATGGGCAAGCCCTCGGGCGCATACTGGATATACTGGCCCGGTAGCCGCGCCGTGCAAGCCGAGACCGGCTGATGGGCGGTAAAACTTCTACGAGTACTTCTCAGGTTGCGATACCACCGGAGGTACTCGCCCGCTACAACAGCGTGAACGCGCAGGCCCAGCAGACCGCGGGCACGCCGTTCCAGCAGTATTCGACCGATCCCTCGGCCTTCGTCGCCCCGATCAACCCCACCCAGCAGGCGGGGATCGAGCAGACGATGGGCGCCGCCAACATGGCGCAGCCCTACTACAACGCCGCCACCGGGTTCGCGATGGCCGGCTCCCAGGCGGTCAACCCCTCTGCGCTGAACACCCCGGCCTACATGAACCCGTACCTCAACACGGTGCTGGGCTCGACGGCGGCGCTGATCAACCAGTCGAACGCCCAGGCGATGTCCGGCCAGACCGGCAACGCGATGCAGCAGGGGTACTTCGGCGGCGACCGCTCGGGGATCGCCAGCGCGGTGCTGCAGGGCCAGCAGAACCTCGCCGCCGGCCAGACCTACTCAGGCATCGCCTCCGACGCCTACAACCAAGCGATGGCCGCTGCGCAGCAGCAGCAGGGCGTCGGGCTCTCGGCCGAGCAGGCGAACCGCGCCGCGCTGCAGCAGACCGGCGAGACGCTGGCTGGCTTCGGCGGCGCGGCGCAAGGCGCCGCCCTCTCGGGCGCGCAGGCCGAACTGGGGGCCGGCACCACGGCGCAGCAGACCCAGCAGGCCGGCGACACTGCACTGTATAACCAGTTCCTTCAACAGCAAAGCTACCCGTTCCAGGTGGCTCAGTTCTTGGCCAATATTGCCGAAGGTACTGGCGCTCTCTCTGGTTCTACTACAACTACTCAACAACCACAGTCGATCTTCTCGGACGAGCGGCTCAAGGAGGACATGGTCCCGGTCGGGGTCGGCTTCGACGGGGCCAACATCTACCGCTTCCGCTACCGCGGCGATCCGACCACCCGCATCGGCTTCAGCGCCCAGGAGATGGCGCGGCTGCACCCCGAAGCCGTCCACACGACGCCCTCGGGCTTCCTGGCGGTCGACTACGGGCGCGCGACCGACGCCGCGGCCGGCTTCGCGCGGGCGGCCAACGACAACTACGGCGACGAGCCCGAGCGCCGCCGCATGGCGGCTGGCGGTCGCGCCGGCTTCCAGGGCGGCGGCGGCATGCCGCTCTCCATGCAGCCCGGCATCTCGGGGGCCGCGAACCCCTACGACATGGCGATGATCCTGCAGGCGCAGCAGCAGGGCTACGCGCCGTTCTCCCAGGCCGGGCTCTACGGCGGCCAGTCGAGTGGTGGGCCCTACGGCGGCGTGCAGGGCCACGTGCCGGCGGCGAACCTGCCGGTCGGCCACCTGCAGGTCGCCAGCCCGCCGCCGGCCCAGCAGAGCAGCCTATCCAGCGACCTGAAGAGCGTGGCGTCTCTCGCCGACGACGCCGAGGGTCTGAAGAGCGACTACCACCTCGCCCACGAGGGCTACGACAAGCTCCGGGGCTTCGTCGGCGGCGGTGGAGATGGAGATGGACAGATGACCGGACCCCCCAACGCCCGGGGCGGGCGGATCGGGCGCGCACCCGGCGGCCTGACCGCGGCGGACTACGCCGCCCAGGCGCGCCAACAGGCGGCCATATCGAGGATTCGCGCGCTCGGCGCCCAGGCGCACGCGCACATCGCGGCGCGCAACGCCGCCGCCCAACGCAACGGCGGCATCGACTGGAGCGGCATCAACCAGGGGCTCGACCGCTTCGCCGGCAACATGTCGGGCGGCCTGAGTAACTGGGCCGGCCATCCGATGAACGCGCCCGATCCCCGCGCCGCCGCCGGCAACGCGGCCGTGGGCAGCGTGTGGCACGGCCTGGATCACTACCTGGGCAACGTCGCCGACACGCTGTCAGGAGGCGCCAATAGTTGGGTCGACCACCCGATGTGGGGCCCTGGCCAGCAGGGCGCCGAGGCGGGCCTCGGCGTCGGCCGTGCTGCGGCGGCGCAGATCGGAGCCGCCAGGGCAGCCGCGATCCACCACCACACGCAGCAGGCCCAGGCGCATGCCGCGGTGGCACAGCAACTTGCAGCGCCGACCGCCTCGGCGCCCGGCGCGGCCTCGCCGAGCCTCGCCAGCGCCACCGGCCTGCCGAGCAATAGGGCGCCGGTCACGCCAATCGACATCGGCGACGTGTCCAACCTGCAGCCCGGCTTCGCGCCCGCCAACATGCACGCCTACAACCCCAACATCTTCCAGCGCTTCGGCAACTGGGTCGGGGACGAGCTACACGGCGCTGGCCAAGCGCTGGCCCAGCCCGGCCAGACGCGCGCGATGGTTCAGGACGCCCGCAACCTCGACACCGCGCCGGGCGCCATGAGCGAGGCGTTCCACCCGCAGGCCAACGCGCAGGTGGGCCCGGTGATGCAGAGCGAGGCCTTCCAGGATAGCCGGCCGGCGGTTGCGGCGCCGTCGGACCTCGTGCAGGCGGCGCCGATCTCAAGCGAGGCCTTCCAGCCGCGGGAACATCCCCCAGACCTTGCCGCGGCGATGGACGCCAATCCGCAACTGGCGGCGGCGCGGGGTGGCTTCGCACGCGCCGCCCGGCAGGCGGGCGGCGACATCTCCAGCCCGATGAACGACGACCCCTACAAGCCGCAGGGGGCGGGCCTGAACATCCCCACCTCGGAGACGCAGCACCCGCAACTGGCCGTCGCCAAGCCGCCCGGCCAGCAAGACAGCGGTCTCAGCAGCGCCCTCGGGGACGCCGCCAGCATCGCTAAGATCGCTGCGCTGTTCGCAGCGCGTGGAGGCCGCATCGGCCGAGACGGCGGCGGGCCTGTCACCGAGCCTGCCGCCGATGATGACACCGCATCGGTGACACCGAAGACCCCGCTGCACGACGCCGCCCAGACCCCGGCAGCGGCAGCGGCCGACGATGCTACGACCCCGGAGGCCCCGCCGCCGAAGCAACCCGGCTTCGGCGAGGCCGGGCAGCCTCCTGAAGGCCATCAAGGCTTCCTGCCCAGCCTGTTCCACGGGGTCGAGAAGCTCGGGCAAGGGCTGGCCGGCGCGGCCGGCTACGAGGGCGGCGGCAAGTGGAACCGCGACCAACTGATGCCACTGCTGTCGGCCATCGGCGCCGCCGGCTCAGTGCCGACCGTCCACCCGTTCGTGGCGCTGGCCGCCGGGCTCGGCGGCTACGGCAAAGCCTACATGCAGCAGCAGCAGGCCGAGGCGGGGCTGAACCTGACCCAAGCGCAAGCGACGCGCGAGCAGCAGCAGGCCATCCCCGAATCGATCCGCCAGTACACGGGCATCGCGGACGGTCCCGCCATGACGCGCGACGGCCGTTTCGTCGACAAGAGCCGCACCTTCACGACGGGCGACGGCAAGGTGCATCACTACATCACCGCCGACGAGATGCTGGGGATGGGCGGCCAAGGTGGGGCCGGTGGCCAGACCGGCACGGCAGGCGCGACGATGCAGACCCAGCAGGGCGGCGTCGGCGGCGCCGGGGCGCCGGCTCAGCCAGTGTCGGCCGATTACTCGGGCGGCGGGCACCCGCGCTACACCCTCGGACCCTCCCAGCAGGAGATCGCGCGCGCCGAAGAGCGGTACGGTGTCGACCCGAACGCCAGCGGCATCTCGAATCGCGTCCATCGGCAGATGGGCAACGTCCAGGTAACCGACGACGAGATCGCCGCTGCCGGCAAGGTCGCCGACCAGTACGACGGCACGCTGAACGACGCCTCCAGCACGCAGCGCGCCCTGCTCGACAACGTGGCGCAGATTCAGAAGCTGCCCGAGAGCGGGCCGGGTGCCGTCGGCCCTGGCCAGGAGGAGCGTCAACTGGCGCTGTCGTCCTACAACATGATGCTGCGGATGTTCGGCCTGCAGGGCGACCCGTCCATCGACGACAACACGGCGACGACGCAAATCCTGCAGAAGCTCAGCGCCTTGCAGGGCGCTGCGAAGGCCAACCAGTTCGGGCAGCACGCCGCGTCCATCGCGAACCAGCTTCAGGGCGTCATGCCGAGCGGCCACATGCAGAAGCCGGCCGCCTACAACCTCCTCAGCCAGATGCTGGTCGCCAACCAGCAGGACCGCGATTTCGCCAACTACCGAGGGCAATACCAGCGCCTGGGGGTCGGCGACTTCCAGTCGCTGGAAGCCTTCCACCGCGACTTCGACCCGATCTACGCGCGCGAGAACAAGCAGTTGCAGTCGATGATGGCGCGCGGCTCCAAGGGCGGCCCGAGCATCTTCGAAGTGCTGCAGAACCGGCCCCAGGACATCCAGCGGTTCGAACAGGGCTGGACTGACGCGGGCGGCACGCATCACCAGGGCTTCGGCTACCTCGGGCGGTATTTGCAGTGAGCGACGATCCTCTCGCTGACGCCATCGCTGACGCGCCAAATCCTGACGCGCCGACTGCAAGCGCCGCGCCGCCGCCGGGCGGCGGGCCTCCTGGCGCGCCCGTCGGTCCTCGCGGTGGACCTCTGCGCGGTCAGCGTCTCACGCCGCCGGCCCCAGGCCCCGGCGCGCCGGCGCCCGACCTCTCTTTCAGTGATGCGCTGGAGCAGGCGAAGCACAACCTGCTGCCGAGCGCGGCGAGCAATATCTCCAACACGATGCACGCGCTCGCCCCCTGGAACTGGGGCGAAGACCTGCAGGGTCTCGGCAACATCGGCATGGGGCTGGCGTCGAAGGCCGGGATCATCGACCAGGGCAACGCCGCCGCGCAGAAGCAGCATCAGGCAGGGGTCAACGCCATCGGCAAGATGTACGGTGACCGCTACGGTTCCTGGCAGGGTTTCAAGCGCACTCTCGCCAACGACCCGTTCGCCATCGGCTCCGACATCGCCAGCGTGGCCACGCTGCCGCTCGGCGGCGAGGGTCTGGTCTCCAAGATTCCCGACGCGACCGAGGCCATGCTGCTGGCCGGCGCCGGCGCGGCCAAGCAGGGCGCGGGCCTCAGCAACACCCTGCTCAACGCCGCGGTCCATGTCCCCGGTGCGATGCGCGCCGCGGGCAGTATCGCCAAGCCGGTCCTGCAGAGGGCGCGGTGGGCGGACCCGGCCTACGCCGCTTCGCAGGTCGCCGGAAAGACCGTCAACGTCGGCCGAAGGGTCGGCCAGATTCCGGTCGTCGGCCGCGCCGTCAAAGGCGCCATCGGGGCCGGCATCGGCCACACCGTCGGCGGCTTCCTTCCCTTCATCGGCCACACCGGCGGCACGATCATCGGCGAGCACGTCGCCGAGGGGATGCTGGGACCGGGCGGCCCGGGCTGGCTCAGCAGGGGCGTTAACGCTGGCGCGAAGACGCTGCCGGCGTGGTCGACGGTGGGCGGTGCGGAGCAGATGCCGCCCTCGGAGCAGGGCGCACCACCCGGCGGTGCGCCTGGACATGGCCCTGAAGGTGATGCGCCGCCTGGACCGGCGGCCGCGACTGGCCAGGGCGCCGGCACTGGCGACCCTCTCCTCGATGCGATCAACGATTCCAGCCTTGGCGCTAGTGACGGCGGCGCTGCGCCGGCCGACGAATCCCCGACACCGTCGTCCGGCCTGCAGGGCGCGCCGTCAGCTACTCCGATGAGGGCGCCGCGCGGCGGCATGTTCACCGCCATCGCCAACTGGGCTCACGGGCTCGGCGCTGTCCCGGGTGAGGTCGCCACCCTGCTGCACATCGCCAAGACCGAAAGCAGCGGAAATCCAGGCGCCACGAGCCCGAGTGGCCGCTATCACGGCCTCTTCCAGTACCAGAACAGCGCCGGCCCCGAGGCGGACACCGCTCGCGCGCTGGGCGACATGCGCGCCAACTCGGCCAAGTTGGCCCGGTTGGGCGTCAACCCCGACACTGCTGCGCTCTACGTCATGCACCAGCAGGGCCCCGGCGGCGGCCCTGCGCTGCTGACGGCGCCCCCTGGCACAAACGCGGTGGATGCGCTGACGCCCGCCTACCACGGCAACCGGGCGCTGGCTCGGCAGGCCATCGCCCACAATATCGGGATCAAGGACGAGGCGCAGGCGAACGCCGCGGCCGAGAACATGACGGCGGCCGACTTCGTCAACCTCTGGCGCAAGAAGCTGGGTGGCGCGTCGTTCGCCGATGGCGGCCGGGTCGGCTACGCCGAGGGCGGCAACGTCATCGACATGACTGAAAAACTGATGCAGCGCGCAGAAGCCCATCACAAGGCGAGCCAGCAGGCCACCAAGCCCCTGCTCGGACTTTCCGATAGTACGGTGGCCCAGGCGCTCAAGGTCGCTCAGCGAGGCATCTGATGGCCGATCCCGTCACCGTCAACAAGTCGCTGGCGCAGCCCCCGAACGCCGCGGACCCGGGGGTGTGGGACCAGCCGATGAACAACAACGCCCACGCGCTCGACCAAGCGCTGGGCGGGCTCACGGTGCTCAACGCCCAAGGCCTCACCGGGGCCCAGGCGCTGACCCTGGCGCAGTACACCCCGGCCAACATCGTGGTCACCGGCGCGCCGGCCGGCCCGATCACCTACCAGTTGCCGGTGAACGTCGGCGGCTTCTACTTCATCGCCAACGCCTGCAGCGGCGCCAACAGCACGGTGAGCTTCGGCTCGGCCAGCGTCGCGGCGGTGGTGTCGATCCCGGCCGGCGTCGGCGCGGCGGTGGTCATCGACCCCGTCTACGGCGGCCGCAGGGCCGACAGTATCGCCGAGGAGGCGGCCGGCCCGGTCGGGGCGGTGCAGTACGCCGGCGCCGGCGGCTTCTTCGCGGGCGATGCCGGGCTGAGCTACGACCCGACGACCCAGCACTTGGCGGTCGGCGGGCCGCTCTCCGTCGGCGGCAACCTCACCCTGATCGGGCAGATGATCTCGCGGCTGATCGTCAACGGGGGCGGCGCCAACACGCGCTCCGTGGCGATCCCCTTCGCCGGCACCGGCATGGCGATGGACTGCTCGCTCTCCAACGTCTTCACCAGCACCCTCACCGGCAACGTCACCGGCGCGGTGGCCATCAGCAACATGGACGACGGGCAGACCATCAACTGGCGCCTGCAGCAGGACGGCACGCCCGGCGGCAGCGGCGGCAACCGCACCATGTCCTGGCCGAGCAACTTCGTCTGGCCGGGCGGTACGGCAGGCGTGCTCTCGACGCCTGCTGGCGCCGTCGATCTGCTGGTCGCCACGTTCTTCGCCAGCACCGGCACGTGGCTGGCCAGCCTGATCAAGGCGTTCGCTTAGTGACCTTCGCCGCCCGCACGCTGTTCGACAGTCCGGCTGGCAGCGGCGGCAGCGGCGGTGGTGGCCCACCTCCTACGACGTTCACGCCGGTCACCAACCAGTACACCGCCGCCGGCAGCTTCACCGAGACGATCCCGACGCCGCCCGCCGGCCAGCCGGGTCCGGCGCAGCTTGTGATCGAGCTTGGCGGGCCGGGCGGCGGCGGCTCGTTCTCGCCCTACATGACCCGCATCCCGCAGGGCGTCTCGGGCTCGGGCGGCAGTGGTGCGCTCTGCCGCTCGACCTTCCCGCTCACCAGCGCCGACTGGGGCAAGACCTTCCTGGTCACCATCTCGCCCGGCGCCGCGGGCGGCGATCCGAACGTCGACTTCAACGGCCGGGCGGCGATGACCTCGACGATCACCCAGGGCAGCTTCTCGACCCCGGTGAACATGAACGCCGGGGGCGGCATGGGCGGCACCTGGAACCCAGGCGCGGGCGGCCAGGGCGGCGTCGGCAGCGGCGGGCAGGTCAACCTCAACGGCAACGCCGGCCAGGGCAACACGCTCTACCCGACCCCCAGCCACGGCGGCGTCCCCATCGTCGGCAACCTGATCAGCAGCGGCCGCGGCGGCGACGCCAGCATCGTGGCGGGCGGCAGCGGCTCGCCCGGCCTCACCGGCGGCGCGGCGTTCGGCTACACGTAAGGCGGTGGATAACGGCGAAGCTCGCTGGACAAGGCTACCGCCTATGGTACGCATACGCTCTCGCATCAAGTCAGAGGAGATATGCGAAGTGAGCGACACCGACACCCACGAGCACGAAGAGCCGAAGCCCGACGAGGAGATGGCCACCAGCGCCGAAGCCTCCGAAGCGGCCGAGATCGAGCACGAGGAGGCCGAGGAGGCCGAACCCGAGGAGGCCGAGGAGGCCGAGGAAGAGGAAGAAGAGCCCGAGGCCTGACACCATCCGTGGTGGGGACCATCATGCCCTGGAACCTCCAGGGGCATGCGAACTGGGCGGGCCTCACGGCCCGCCTTTTTTTCACTTCAGCAGTAGCCCCTCCAGGCGCAGCTTCAGCGCCTCCAGCGCGGCGCCGGCGAAGTGGCCGCCATGCGGCTCGCCCCGCTCCAGAGTGTCGAGCACCCGGTTGATGGCGGCGACGGTCATCTCGCAGCCGTAGTCCTGGCCGCGCCACCACGCCGGGTGCGCGGCGTCGGTGCAGTCGAGGCCAGGATCGTCCGGCACTATCGTCACGGTGCGCTTGGGCCCGAACTCGTCGGGGCCGGTCTCGTAGTCGGTCATCGCTGCTCCTTCGGCCACTGCTTTGGCGACACCATGCGCATCTCCAGCACCCGGCCGGCCGGGTCCAACACCGTCAGGCCGCCCACCAGCTTGGTCAGCTTGAAGCCTATCATCACGCGCAGGCACCTCGCGAAGCTCGCCCCGACGTACATGCGAGCCTCGGTGCCGCGCACGTAGAGCCGCCAGCCGTTGTAGTTCTCGCGGCCGTAGACGCGATGCCAGCCGTCACTCACGGGGGTTCACGTGCGGCGGCTTGCCATCGATCTCGCGGTGCAGTTCCTCAAGGATCACCTCCAGCGCCCGCCAGCCGTTCGAATCGAGGTCAAGCCGCTCCTTCGCCCGGCCCAGCACCCGACTCAGCGTCGCCAGCGTGGTCAGGTCACTCATGGCCGTCCGCGCCCTTGTAGCTGGCCGCCGACTCCGCGTCCTCGCGCGCCACCCGCGCCCAGTGGCGGCGGCGCATCCAGCGGCCGATCCCGTAGGCGACGATGAAGATGGCGAACGCTACGAGGGCGCCTGCGACCTCGGCAAGCAGCGCGCCGTCGACCGCGCTCATCGGTGGTGGTGGCGTCGGTGGTGGACGTAGACCGGCTGCGGCCTGGGCGACGGCCGCAAGCGGACGGTGAGGTGGCCCGGGGAGTGCTGCCCAGGGGTCAGGTGGCGGACGTGGTGCGCATGCGGCTCGTCCTCGAAAGCCGGGTGCGGGTTCATGTCCATCGTAAGCTGGCAGTTCAGCGGGATGGCCACCGCTGCAGGAGGGGGCGGTTGGCCGGCCACCTGCCCGGTCAGCAACAGGTAGGCGGCGGCGACGATCACGGGGTCGGTCATGGGATTCTCCTCCTCCCAAAGCATAACCGGCCCGCCCTCGGTTGGAGAGCGGGCCGGCCACTGCCGCCTTCAGTTCCGAGGCGACTTCGGGCCCTCTTCCGCAGGTGGGTTCGGAATCGGGGCCATCGTGCCCGGGGCCTGCTGCTGGGAGGCTTCAGGCGGCGGGGGCGGCGGCGGTGGAGCGGCGTAGAGGTACTGCGCAGGCGGCGGCGGGGGCGGCGGCGGCACGTAGGAGGACGGGCCCTGCGCGGCCTGCGGCGTCGGGCACGGCCGGCCGACATCCTCGAAAGCCTGCCGCACGTCCTTGTCCTGGCAGAGGATCGCGCGCGCCGCCTCGCGGTCGCCGGTGAGGCTGGCGACCTCGCGGGCGTAGAGCCGGCGGTTGCAGTTGTGGTCCTCCCAGGTCGAGCCGATGGAGAGACCCCAGCCCATGCCCGAGCCCGACATGCTGGACGAGCCCATGCAGGTGTCGGTCAGGGTGGTGGTCAGCGCGGGCGCGTAGACGGTCGGGGCGCTCTTGATGTCGGCGGTGGTGTGGGTCGGCGTGGCCGGGCTGTTGAAGGTGATGTTCTGCGCGTTGGACGAGTTTGCCGCGCCGTTGGTGGCGTTGGCGTTGGACGAGCCGCCGTTGGAGGTCGAGGTGCCGCCCTGCGCCGACGAGGTCGAGGAGCCGCCCTGGCCGCCGGTGGCGACCGAGTGCGAGGCGGTGTTCGCCTCGGCGTTGGAGTGCGAGATCGAGGTGTCCGGCCCCACCGTGGTGGTCTGCGGCCCGACGGTCGTCGTCTGCGGGCCGACCGTGGTCTGCTGGCCGCCGTTGTTGGCGTTCGACGCCGAGCCCGACAGCGCACCCGAGGCCGAGTTGGAAGTCGAGGTCTGCGGGCCCACAGTCGTCGTCTGGGGGCCGTTGGAGTTGCCGCCGTTGGAGTTGTTGTTGCCCTGGCTCTGGGCCTGGAGTTGCCCCTGCTGGGCGTTCGACGCCGCGCCGGCGTCGGAGGTCGAGGTCTGCTGCGCGTAGGCAGAGCCCGCGACAAGGGCGAGCGCGAGCGCGCTCGTGGCGAGTAGTCGGTTCATGTAGCCCCCACCTGGGTTAGCTGGTTCATGCGAAAGAGGGGGCGAGGTGTGCGGCCTCGCCCCCTCCCATCAGGCTCCTTCAGGATCGCGCGGGGCTAACCGGGGGGTCGGCTGCGCGCTCCTGGGCCCCGATTAGTGCGCGGCCGCGGCCGAGAAACCCGTGCCCGCCTGGAAGCTGAACGAAGAGGTCAGCGAGAGCGGCGCGGTCGAGCCGTTGGCGTTGGACGCCGACCCGTGGGTCGTCGAGTTGGCGTTGGTCGCCGAGAACACCGGGCCGAGCGCCAGAGCTTGCGCGTTGGCGTTGGAGGTGTTGTTCGACGTGCTGGCGCCGGCGCTGGTGCCGGTGCCGATCTGCACGGCGGCGCTGCCGCTGGCGACGGTCGAGGTCGCCACGGCGACGGTGGCGGTGGCCGCAGCGGCCGCACCGGCGAAGCCGAGCAGCGCGACGGCGGCTGCCGCCGCAAAGAGATGCTTCATGTTTGGGATATCCCTGATGCGAGCACGGTCGAAGAGGTCGTGCCCAGCCCCCACCAAGCGAACTTGGTGACGACTGTGTAGCAGCGCTTTATGACACTTGGCCAGCCGATTTCTGCCGCGGTTCCGCCTTTTTTTTTGACAGGTCCCGCAAGCCGGACTTGAGCGATCCGCTATGTCACAGGAGGAGAGATCGCGGCCAGGAGGTGATAGAGGGCAAACCCCCTGGCCGCTACTCGGTGGTGCGCCCTGCAGCTTCAGGGCTTGGGGGGCTTTAAGCAGCCGCAGGTCGAGCCGCGCCCCGAGCCCGCCATATATCGGCTTGCGTGTTCTGCAAGGCAAGGATCACTTTTGCGACAAGTGGTCAGGGGCCCGGCAGCCACGGAGGTTTAACGCGTCGGACAGGCCCCTGACCTGCCCGGCGCGCTGGGTTTGGGGCTTCCACCGCCGGGCGATGGTGAGCTTACTTCGGCTCGGGCGTCGGCGCGATGGGGTGCGACGCCTCCAGGCTGGTGTCGACCACTACCCAGTGCAGTTGGCCGGTGCCGAGCACCAGCACCAGCACCAGCACCTTGTCCTCGCCGGCGGCCGGCGGCAGCGGCGGCCACACCGCACCCGGCGGCAGTTCGATGGGATGCTCCGGGGTCTCGGGGTGGATCGGCACGCCCGGCCAGATGTCCGGCGGGATCGGATGGCCGATGGTCGGCGGGACCGGCGGGATCACGATGGGGTGGCTCGGGCGGCCGACCACGCCGCCGCCCGGCAGGCCCTGGTCGGGGTAGCCGACGATGGGGTGGCTCGGCGAGCCCGGCAGGCCACCGCCGACCGGCGGCCAGATGCCGGGCGGGATCGGGTGGCTGACGCCCGGAGGCGGGCCGCCTGGGGCGATGGGGTGCGAGGGATAGCTCGGCATGCCGCCCCAGATACCCGGGGGTTCGTCGTCGCGGCCGAGCGGGGTGATGCGGGCAAGGTAGGAGTCGGACATGGTCAGGTGCTCTCCGGGGGGTATGGTGCGCCCCTCTGTAACCCACCTGCGTGACGGGAGCATCCTCGGAGCGCCCCATGCCCACCATCATCTTCGCCATCCTCACCGTGCTCGGCTTCATCTTCTGGTTCCTGGCCACGTGGCCGCAGCCGGTGCCGCCTTGGATGGAGCGCCTCGCGCGCGGCTTCTTCCTGGCCGCCGCCATCGTGTTCTTCTGGGGCGCGCTCACTGCCCGCTGATCAGCGGATGTGCCCGGCCAGCACGGCGCGTTCGATCTCCGTGAGGTCCCAGGCCGCGCAGACCACCCAGAGGTCGCTGCGGCCGATGCGGCGCAGCAGCAGCGGGTCCTTCGGCGGGATCGGCTGCCACTCCGCTTCGAAGAGGATGTGGTAGCTGGCCAGGGCGCGCTTCGGGCGCAGATGGATTGGCACCAGCGGCACCTGGGCGCCGAAGTGGAGGTTGGTGCGCTTGGCGTCGGGGAAGCTGCCGGCCGGCATATCGACGTAGGTGCGCCAGTTGCGGTCCTTCGGCCACGCCGTCGTCGAGAAGCGCGCGCCGCCGTCCCGGGTCAGGTAGAGGTGGCACGTCTCGATGGGCTGGTCCGCATCGTCGGCGGCGCGGACGATGGCCAGCTTCGGCAGACCGTCCTTGTTCAGCCCGGCTTGGGCGATGCTGGCGATGGCGCGGATCACCACCTTGCCCTGGCCGAGCGCGGCGTAGGTCCGCTGAATCTCCAAATCGATGGGGGTCGAGTAGTGCTGGTGCTCCCGGTACTTCCGGTAGAGCGCGCGTGCTTCCTCACGGTCGACGGTGATCTGCTCAGTTCGCATGGTGGGTCTCCTCTAGCGCCGGCAGCAGCGCCATGACCTTGTTGGTAGCCTGCGACAGAGCGTCCAGCGACTCCATGCCTTCCAGCATGGCGACCTCCAGCAGCGCCGGCAGGCCGCTGTTCAGCGACTCGACGCACTCGGCATGCGTCGCCTCGCGGCCCTCCTTCCACCAGGACACCGCGTGCGGCGCGCCCAGTTCGAAGAGGATGCCCTGGCCGCCAGCCATCGGCCGGAACGGCTTGGAGGCGTGCAGGCTCTCCCAGATCACCGAGACGCCGGGGTTGCGGTCGAGCGCGATGCCGGCCGCCTCGCGGCGCTCCTCGGGCAAGTTGCGGTCGTTGCGCTTGGCCCGCGGCCGGCTGAGGAACGGACAGGCCTGGACGGCGTAGCGCGCGCAGCGCGGGTGGCTGGCCGGCTCGCTGGTGATCCGGTTGATCGCGCACATCGGCCCGATCACCGAGGCCTTCACACGGCCAAGCTTGTTACCGCAGACCCAACAGCGCTGCTCGCGCACGGCGCGCAGGAACTTGCGGCTGTCGATCACCCGGTGGTCGGGCTTGTCGCCGGCAGGCCCGCAGTCGACGAACCACGGCACCACGAAGCCGCGCTCGTCGATCTGCAGCCGGTCGACCTCGGCCGGGCGGGGGATGTCGCGGATCGCGGCGTTGAGGTCAGGCATCGGCCCTCTCCGGTCGTTCATGCGTCACCACCTCGGTGTCGCAGTCGTGGCAGAAGCCGGCGTCGTGGATCGACGCCACCTCCCATCGCTGCGCGCCCGCGTCCCAGGACGCCCAGGCGTCGCGCAGTATGTTGTCGCCGCCGCAGCATCCGCAGATCACGAGCACTCTGCCCCCCGGCATGGTTCATCCCTCTTCCATCTCTTTGCGTCTGACTTCCTCGGCGGCGTCACGCCGCTCGGCGAGTTCAAGCTGCTGGCTCCAGTAGATCGCGTAGACTCGGTTGCCGGCCGGCGCTGCCGCCAGCGCACGCTGGCAGCGCTCGACCGTGTGACCCGCGTCACTCGCCTCCAGTTTGTCGATCTCCGGTTTGCGCGGCATCGTCTGCTCCGACTTTGAACTTCGTGATCTCCAGGCGCTCCCGCTGGTGCGGGATGACGCCTATGTCATATCCGATAATCCGAAGCGTCGCCTGCATCTTGCCGAGACGGGGTGCGTGCGTGGTCTTCTCGGCCCACTTCGTCAGAGTAGAGGGGTGGGGTCCGAGCTTGCCGTGGATGTCTTCGAAGGTCAGGTGGCTGTTCTTCACCAGTGACACCACGTCGTCGCGCAAGTCTTCGTAGGCCTCCAGCCGCTGTCGCTCGGCGTCGACGGCCTTGTCATGCTGTCGTTGCTCGCGGGCCTTATTGATGGGCTTCAAGGCCATCTACTTGGTCTCCTTGGGGTTCAGGCGGGCGTGGAGGGCGACGAACTCCGATTCGAGCATCATCGCCATCTTGGGGTCGGCCTTGGCCAACTGGGCGCGCGCCGCGAGGTTGGCGTCGCTGTTCCAGCGGGTCTCCAGCGCCTCCAGTTCCACCCGGGTCTGGGTGGCTTCGAAGGCCTCGCGCACCTGCGCCACCCACTTCAGGGTGGGGTTGAGGCCGCTGGGCTGAGCCTTGAGGTCGACCTCCTCGGGCGGTTGGTCGGCCGGTTGGTCGGCCACCTCGACCACTTCCTCGGGCGGCGGCGCGTCGGCGACCTCGATCTCGGCGCCGTCGTCGGCGGCGATGTCGGCCTCCAGGAAGGCGCTCACCGTGGGCGGCTCCTCGGCGGTCACGTCGGTGAAGTCGGCGTCCAGCGCTTCCTCGCGCACCACGATGCCGCGGGTGATGTCCGAGCAGCCGTCGCGGATCGCCCAGGAGCGGGCGCGCATCTGCAGCATGCGCTTGGGGTAAGTGATCCAGGGGGTGTCCTGGCCCTCCTTGCCTTTCTTGTTCCAGAGCCCGGCCTTCTTGGCGTCCTCGACGCTGAACGAACGGGTGGTCGGCTCCTCGGCGTCGCCGGGCCGGGTGACCGTGCAGAAGGCGACGCGCGCGTCGCCCTCGCCCTCGTGCCACTCCTTCAGGCGCACGCCCCGGGCCTGCACGACGCCCAGCAGGCCGTCGCCCCACATGGTCGGGCGGCCGTTGATGATGGCGATGGACTGCACCGCCTGGAACGGCGGCAGGCCCACCTCGGCGCCGGCCATGATCGCGGTCAGCACCTGCTCGGGGCGCTGCACGCCCTTGGGGGTCAGGCCCGAGCGGGCCATCGCCACCGCCAGCCTCCAGGCCTCGTCGATGGTGCGCGGCACAAGGCCGGCGACCGGCGCCCCGGCGCGGACCTCGGCGCCGGCGCGCACGGCGCGCCGGGTCGGCAGTTGCGGATCGCCCGCCTCGGGCGGCACGGCGGTTTCGTCAGACGGCGGCATACTCTTGCTCCTCGATGCGGCGCTGGATGTAGTAGGGGGTCTGGATCGGCTGCGCGGGACCGTAGCCGGGCCACACGTTCGTCTCGACGCACCGGGCGATTCCGTCAAGCAGGTCGCGGATGCGGCGTTTCGCCTGCATGATCTGGTCGGGCTCGGTGCGGTGGACGCTGACCGCGAACGGCGGCTTCTTCTCCTGGGCCACGAACCACATGCACGGGCGCATCTCGCCGGTCGCCGCGGCCACCACGTCGAGCGCCAGGGCGGCCTGCATGTCGTAGTCGTAGTTGAACACCGAGCGGCCGAACGCGCTGAACGAGCCGTCCTCGGTGGTCTTGTAGTCGACCAGCCCGCGGCCGGACGAGCCGGGCGTGAAGTCCGGTCGGGTCAGCATCCAGATGCCGGTGGCCTCGTCCTTGGCCATGAAGCTCATCTCGGGCAGGCCGTTCTGGAAGAGCTTGGTGGCGTCGGGGTCCTTGCGCAGCTTGTCGGCCATGCGCAGCAGCTTCGTCAGTTCCGCTTCCTTGATCGGCAGCGCGCCCGCGCCGAGGGTCGCGGCCTTCCACTCCTTGGCCTCCCCGGAGCGATACTCCGAGTACGGACTGACGACGAACTGCTCGCCGAACAGTTCCGGCTGGAAGGCCAGCACGTGCGCCGCCTTGCCCAGCCGCAGCGCGTCGGTGTTCTCTTCCGGCGGCTCGCGGTCGGGGTTCCAGGCGCAGAAGGCCCAGAAGTGTTCCATGCTGCGCTCGGCGCGCGTGAGGCTGCCGGCGGTCACGAAGCGGCCGGCGACGGCCGGCTGCACGTGGCCGTGGTACACGTCGATGGGCACCCCGAGCCACGCGCCGGGCGTAGTGATCGTCGTGCCGGTGAAGCGGTAGGCCTTCATCAGGCGGCGTCCTTTCTGGCGACCAGGGTGGCGGTCGTCTCGCCCCACACCGCCATCCAACGACCGTTCAGCCGCTCGACCTCGACCCGGTGCTTCAGCTTGGCGCTCGCCTCGGTCGGCGCCCTGATCAGCATCCTCTGGCTGGTCCTGACGCCGCCGTCGGTGACGTAGTGGGTCTCGCACTCCCAGTCCTTGACCGGGGCTGTCTTCATCTCGGGCTTCCGGCCGGTGCGCGCGGCGATCAGCCTGTACAGCGCGTCGGTGCCCTCGGCCGTCTCCCGCGGGCCGAGAACCTGTAGCTGCGCTGTCGCGTAGAAGGTCACCTCGGCGTGGCCGAGCGGGGTGATGGTGACGCGCACCTTGCGGATGCTGTCGCGCGCACCGGGCGGCAGGATGAAGTGCGCCGTGTCGACGAGCGGCGGGTCGCCTTCCGGGAGCGTCGCTCCGAACCCGGCAAGGACGGTGATGGCGGTGGCAAGGTCGATCATGGCAGTGTACGGCTCCAGGTCAGAAGGGCGATCAGAGCGACGAAAGCGGCGGCGCTGATGCCGAGGAAGAAGAGGACGGGCCCCCAGAGGGACGGTTGTTTCATCCGTTCACGTCGCTTTCGGTCGTGAAGTCTGGGCATGCGTAGGGGCTCTCCGGGTCGCCGCGGGGTGTGTCTGCGAACTCCAGCGTCAGCCGCTTCTCGCAGCGCCGCAGCGGCCGGGGGCCTTGGGTGGGGATGATGCGCGGGTCGAGGTGGACGCAGTCGCCGCAGGTGTTCATCCGGGCGGCCTTCCCTGCATCGCCCAGCCGAGCCGACGCTGCGACTCGGCCAGGGTGATCGCCGCGCGCAGGGCGGACGCCGGCTCCGACCAGCAGCGAGCTTGGTTGTAGTCGCTGCGGGCACGGCACTGGTTGGCCTTCTCGGCCCAGGTCTGGACGAGCGCCCGGGCGTCGTCCAGGTCGAGCCGGTGGGCGGGGACCGTGGTCTGGTCCCACACCTCACCCTCGCGCGCGTCGAACCTTCCCATCACCCCTCCTTCGGGCCAGCGCTCATCGTGGCCTTGATGGCCTCGATTTCGGTGTTGACGGCGAGTAGCTCCTCGATGGCCTTGGCTTGCCGTTCGGTAGCCTTGGCCATCCGATTGGTCATGTCCCGGCGCCACTTGTCGAGAGCGATGTTGCCGGCATCGTTATCCGTGCCCTCGCCGTAGACGCGGCTGCGCTCCTCGACCACCCAGGCGGGCGGCACGTCGAGTTCGGCGGCGACCTTGGCGTCCGACCAGACGCCGGTGTAGCGACCGGCGCCTTCGGTCAGGTAGACCGCGTTCAGCTTCTCGTGGATGGCCAGCAGCTTGTCGCGGCTGGGGCGGGCAGGGGGGACGGCGGTGAGAGTGGGGCTCATAGGTTCCTCTGAGGTAGTGACGGCCGGCTCGACGGCCGTGGTGGTGGGGTTGGGATCGGCGCCTTCGGCCAGGACAGGTCTGTAGGCCTCCAGCACCTGCTGCAGGGCTGCCGCCCTCCCAGAGGGTTTCGGCGGCAGCGCCCAGCCGATCTCGTCGTCGGACGCCCAGACGATGAAGTCCCGGCCGATCTGTGGATCGCGGATGCCGCAAGCTCGCAGGTAGACGCGGGCGATGTAGGCCGCGTCGCCGGGGTAGCGGTAGCCGGACAGCTTGCGCTTATACTGGCGCGCCGGCTTCGGCGGCGTCAGAAACTCGGGCAAGTTCAGCGGCTTGGGCGAGATCGGCAGCGAGCCGGTGCGGCCGGTGGCCTTCCACTTCACTTCCTGCGGCGGTCTGCTGCGCGGCGAGGCCGGTGGCTTGGGCGCGGGTGCGGGCGGCTCCACGTGTTGGGTGACATGGCCCAGGTGGCTGAGCGCCTCGGCCATGCGGTCGGGCTTCATCAGGTCGGGGTCGATGTTCTGGTGTCCCTCGCTGTTGTGCATCTCCAGCACACCGTTGGTGAGGCTGCTGTCGTTCAGTAGGTCGCGCCGGTTGGCGGTGTCGGGATGCTTGCGGGCCATCACCGTGATGCCGCCGCCAAGCTCGCGCACCGACCGGCCGCCGAGCCCGCGGGGGCCCTGCGCGCAGGTGGGGCACTGATGGCGACCGGCGCGGTCGGCGACCGACCACCCGCGGGACTTGAAGACGCGCCGGGCCCAGCCGGCGTTCTTGTCCTTCAGCGGCGTGTCGTCGGTCTTGCCGCAGGAGCGGCAGGTGATGGTGGCGAACGTGCGCCGGCCGCCGGGGGCGCCGCCCTCCAGTCGTGACTGGATGACGAAGCTGGCGTCTGCCGAGTGAGAGGCCGCGGTCATGCGCGGTACTCCACGACAAACCGACGCCCGTAGGCCTCGACCGTCTCGGGCTGGCCGGCGGCCGCGTAGAGGGTCATCACGTGCATCCGCTCGGTGCGGTCGTGATGCAGCATCCACGAACCGCGCGCGCCGGGCGTCGCGATCAGCGTGCCGTACTTGCCGCCCGCGGCCTCAACAGAGCCAGGGCGGGGACCGGACCAGGGCGGCGCCTCGGCCGCCCAGGGGATAGTCGTGGACATCGGGATGTCTCCAGCGGTTGTGCTTCCACATACCTATCGCGGTAGCCACGGGGTGTCAAGCGCCATCCGCTTGGGGCATGATTGTCGGGCATCCCCGCCCGTGGCATGATGCGCATCATGGAAGGCCACACATGAAGACGTTCGCAGAGCAGATGGTCGTCTTCGACCGTCGGCGGAAGCGGGCCCGCATCCTCGACGAGGAACTGGCCAGCGAGTCGGGCGTCTCCTGCGCCACCATCTCCCGCTACCGGCACGGCCGCCAGCAGCCCTCGGTCGACCGCTGGGCGATCCTGCAGGAGGCGCTCGACCAGTTGATCAGCCGGCGCGCCACGGAACTGCGCAAGCTCGCCTGATGCCAAACCCCGCCGACCGCTTCGCCCGCTGGGGCTCCAGAGCATCCGGCCGCAAGGGCGGCGCGAAGGGCGCGACCAGGATCAGCGCCGGCGCCAAGCGGGCGACCCCCGAGGCCGACTTCCAGGGCGCGGTGGTGAGCTATTTCAACTACGCGCTGCCGAAGGGCATCGAGTGGACGGCGACGCTGAGCGGCGCTCACCTCGGCGAGAACCAGCGTATGATGGCCAAGCGTACCGGCCTGCGCCGCGGCATCAGCGACTTCGTCCTGGTCGCGCCAGCCCGCGGCGCCTTCTTCATGGAGGTGAAGCCGCCCAGGGGCCAGCGCAGCGGCGCCGGCGGCCACCGCCAGTACCGCGGCCTCACCGACGACCAGGAGCGCTGGGCCGCCGCGCTCGGCAAGCGCTGGCAGACCTGCCACACGCTGGAGGAGGTCGAGGCGGCGCTGATCCTCTGGGGCATCGAGCCGCGGTGCTCCATCGTCCAGGCGAATCGGTATGCGATGCAGGCTTCGCCGGAACCGGACCCCGAACTCGACCTGTGATCTACCCCGATCCCGACACCCGCGCCGACTGGATGGACCTCGCCTGCATGTACAGGTGGCTGTACCGCTGCAGCCTGCAGGAGCGGCTGGCCACGCAGGCGGCCGACGTGTCGGAGTGGTTCCAGATCGGCGGGCCGGCCCGACGGCAGAGGGACCTGACCGCCGGGCCTCACACGCCAGTGTGGTCGCCGCAGGGATCGAGGAGATTAGCACCCGTGACGACAGAGCCGACCGTAGCTGAACCTGCAGGCGGGATCGAGGCCCCGCAACCCATGTTGGGCAGCCCGCTCGCCGGCCGGCCATCCGCGGTCAAGCAGATCATCATGCGGGTCTCGGCGCAGACCGGCGTCGAGGTCTCGCGGATCATGGGGAAGCGGCGGCGCTGGGCCGACGCCCAGGCCCGGCATCTCGCCGTGCGGCGCCTTGCCGCGATGCCGTGGTGCGGCAGCCACCCCAGCCCCCAGCAGATCGCGCAGTGGATGAACATGGAGCGCACCAGCGTCCTGCATGCTCTTGGACGAGGGGCTTGACACCCCTGATGCAAGCGCCTAGATAGGGTCCTGTCAGGGGCGACGAGCGTCCCAGAGGAGATGACATGACCAAGTTCGCCGACGGCCTGCCCGAGATGTGCTTCGTGCCGCACCCCTACGAGCCGAAGACCTTCATCTGCCTGACCCGCGGACAGGCCGGCTACAGCGCCACCACCGTCTACACGCAGGACCACGCCGACGCCCTGAACCGCAAGCTCGGCGGCGTCAGCAAGGCGCAGATCGCCGCGATGGAAGCCGGCTCGATGTTCGGCTGGCACGTCCCGGCCGCCGACCCGAAGCGCTACGACGCGAACGGGCGGTTCGCCTGATGGCCTGGAGCCCCAAGACCAAGCCGACGCCGGCCAACATCCGCAAGCGGCTGCAGGCCGCGCTGGAGGCGCTGGAAGGCGCTGAGGCGCTCTGTGACGCGCACGGCGGCATGGCCATGACAAAGACCGCCATCCACCGCGCCCAGTCCTGGGTGGGCCCTGGGCCGGGCAGCGCGATGGACCGCAGCAAGGGAGGGCGTCGATGATCGAACCCTCGGTCCCCGAGGCCGAGGCCGTGCTGGAGGCCGCCAGGGACACCCTGGCGGCCGCCCGGCGGGCCCACGACGCCGCCATGCTGGCGGTCGGCGAGGCCGCCCTGCGGGTGCGACAGGCGCGGCAGGCTGCCGCAGATCGGCGGCGGCTCAACTAGGGGCTTGACGCCCCCGGTAGCCGCATGCGATACACCACTTGTCGGGGCGGACGAGCCGCCCTAGAGGAGCCGACATGATCTACGACCCGATCTTCAACCCTTCGCCCGATATCGCCGCCATGCGCGAGCGCTCCCACGAGCGCGACCTCGCCGTCCACGGCCTGCACGGCGCGGTGATCGCCATCGTCAGCGGCGCCAAGTTCAGCGGCATCTCCAACGAGTTCCGCCTGCAGCAGTTGGCCGACGCGCTGGCCAACTGCGAGGCGCGCCAAGCGGCCGCCGAGGCGCGCTACGAGGCCGACATGGCCGCGTGGCGGGCCAAGCTCGCGGCCGACGCGCTGGCCGATCCCGAGAACGACCTCGCCGGCATCTGACCCACGACCGTGCGGCCCCGCGCGGGAGGTCTTCGTGACCAGGGGCTTTGCGCTGAACGCGCCCGAGGCGGGAGGGGGAAACCCCGGCCCGCCCGCGGCCGTGCAAGGGGATGAGCCCCTGATGGAGAACGACGTGAACAAGGAACGGCGCAAGACCCTGGAAGAGGCCTACCGGCTGATCGACCAGGGCCGCGACATGGTCGACGGCGTGGCGCAGGAAGAGCGCGAGGTCTTCGACAACATGCCCGAGAGCTTCCAGAACGGCGAGCGCGGCCAGCGCGTCAGCGAGAACGCCGACAACCTGGAAGAGGTGGTGAGCACCATCCAGGAGATGCTCGACAAGATCGACGAGGCCACCCAGTGATCTGGCTGCTGATGCACCCCCAGGCCGAGCCCGAGCACCTCGGGTTCGTGCCGCAGTTCTTCGACGACCAGGACCCGCGCCCGGCCGCCGAGCAACTGGCCGAGCGCTACGCGCACGGCGGCGGCTGGCACTCGTTCGGCAAGGGTCTGTTCCGGGTGCGTGAGCATGACGGCGCCCTGATCTTCCCCGGCAGCCCCGAGGACGGCGAGCCGGACGAGGTCTACCCGCTGATCGCCATCGCCGCCCTGCCGCTCAGCGGCGAGCGGCTGCGCTTCTACACCTCGGCGCTGCTGGCGGTGGTGAAGGACGACGACAGCTTCGAAGTCACCCGGGTCGACTGATGCCGATCCGCGTCAACCCCCGCGCCCTGGAGGTCGCTGTCGCGGCCAACAGGGCGCTCAATCCCGACAACCGCCCGTGGGACAGGCTGAGCGCCGAGGAGCGCAAGGCGTACCTGCAGGCCGGGGCCGAGTTCCTGCGCGCCTACGACGACGCCAAACAAGTCGACCTGAAGAAGAGGAGGGCCTGATGGCCAAGAAGAGGGACCACGTCGAACGCTTCGCCACCCGCGACGGCGTCATGGTGAGCTACAGCGTCTGGACCGACGGTCAGGGTGCGGAGCTTCTGTTCGAAGCCCCGATGCAGCCGGCGCGCAGCCTGTCGCTGTCGGTCAGCGATATGGGAGCGTTCGCCGACATGCATGAAGGCATGAAGAAAGCGGTGCTGCGCCAGTTCATCGCCGCCGAGCGCGTCGCCCTGGAGCGCCTGCTGCGGGCCGAGATCGCGGAGGGCGAGTAGTGGTCGACGCGCACCCCACCTACGGCCATCCCATCGCCGGCCGCGTGCTGTTGATCGGCGACGCCGTGTTCCGGCCCTACCGGGCCGGTTTCCTGCTCAACGTGCGGTGCTCGGACGACCATCGCATCACCATCATCAGCCACGGCGCCGGCTACATCGCCTTCGTCGACGGCTCGGTGGTCGTCAACAAGGCTGGCGAGCGTTTCCGGTTCGGGTCGGTGGATGCCGCCGGCAGGATGGCGGTGAAGCTCGCGAAGGCGAAGCGCTGATGGCGTACATCTATAACGTGTACCGCTGGAAGACCCGCCGCCGTTCGCTGAGCCGGGCGGTGCGGGTCTGGCAGGGCTTGGCCAACCACGGCCCGGGCGCCATCGCCGCGGCGCACGCCGCCCGGCCGACCTTGAAGGGCTGGGCGCTGTTCGCCCGCTGCGCGCACAAGGACCCCTACGCCAACGACCCCCTAACCCTGATCGAGGAGGATCAGTCTTGAACGACCGTATACTGACGAACGACGAGGAGATGGCCGAGGCGGCTTCCATCACCGAAGCCATCGACGCCCTGACCGACGCCATGATCGACGCCGGGCAGCAGATCGAAGAGCGCGACGGCGGCCCGATGACCAGCCTGCTGATCGCCGAGGGCGTGCTGGCGCGCATCATCGCCGCCTTCGCCAAGGCCTACGGCGGCGGCCAGCAGGAGGGTCTCGACGACCTGCTGGCGATCAGCGCCCGGCACGTGCGCGAGATGAGCCAGAGCTACTGGGACCGCCTGCCCGAGGAGCCCGAGACCGATGCTGCGCAAGACGCCTGAGACCGACGACGCGCGCTTCGTCACCTGCCCTGGCTGCGACGGCGAGGGCGGATGGGAAGGCTGGGCGCCGCCGACCTTCGACGACCCCTACGCCTCGCGCTGGGAGGAGTGCGCCGACTGCGGCGGCTCGGGCTGGGTCGAGGACTGCGACACTCTGCCATAACCAGGGGCTTGACGCCCCTCATGGTAGCCGCTAGATAGAGCGGACCAACCCACCCCCGGAGCACACGCCAGTGTCCTACATCCTTCCCCAACTCGGCGACGCCGCCCCCCACCAGCAGACCTACGAGGTCCGCTTCGACGGCCGCGTCTACGACGTCTGGTTCCACCGCGGCCGCGCCGCCTCGGTCACCGTCAAGGTGCTGAAGATGCCGGGCCAACGCGGCCCCGAGCGCATGACCATCTGGCCGAAGGCCACCCGCGACCGTCACGGCTTCGCCACCCACGACGGCAAGCCGGCGACCGGCCGCGCCGCCGAGGTGATCCGCTTCACGCTGAACCCGGCCGCGGCCGAGCGGGCCGGCGCCGAGGTCCGCGATCCGGCGATGATCACCGCCGCCATCGTGGCGGACAACGCGGCCTACCGCGCCCGCGTCGACGCGCTCCGCGCGCGACAACAGGAGCAAGACGCCGCCCGCGAGGCGCGCGCCCGGGAGAAGGACCGCCGCGACGCGGCCTTCCCGGCCCTGCTGGCCGCCCTGGAGGCCGTCCTGGCCGAGGCCGGGCCGAACCCGGACGAGACGCTGTCCCAGGCGCTGCAGGCCCAGATCAAGGCCGCCATCGCCCTGGCCGGGGAGGAGGCATGATGCGCGTGCCCGGCCACAAGCTGACGCTGGTCTGGTCGGGCGAGCGCGGCGTCGAGAGTAGCTCGACCGCGCACTGCGCCTGCGGCTGGAGCGAGAGCGCCAGCAGCCAGTTCATCTGCCGCTTCGAATACCGCAACCACCTGCGACAGGTCGCGCCGGCCAGGGGCTTGACGCCCCTAGTCGATGACGACTAGAAGAGCAGACCAACCCGGAGGCCCCGATGCCTGCCCTCACCCCCGCCCAGTTCAGGACCGCGCTCGACCGGCTCGGCATCAGCCAAGCCGGCTGCGCGAGGGTCCTGGACATCAACCGCCGCACGGTCACCCGCTACCTGTCGGGCGACCTGGAGGTGCCACCGCTGGTCGCCTGGGCCCTGAAGGGGCTGCAGTCGGAGACCCGCCGCATCCGAGAGGACGCATGAAGCGCTCGCTCAGCGAGGCCTACGCCGCCGCCCAGGCGGTGTTCCAGGCGGCGGGGTTCACCTGCCGCCTGCAGCACCCCAAGGGCAAGGGCCACACCCTGTGCATCGCCGAGCGTGATGGGCACACCATCCGCCTGTCGCTCTCGGGGACGCCGGCCTCGGGCAGCCAGCAGGCCGCCAAGCTGGCCGCCATCAACGCCAGAAAACGACTGCGGCAGCACGCCGCCTTCCCCACCCCCTGACAGAGAAGGACCCCGACGTGGCCCTGCCCACCATGCGCCCGTTCGTCATCGTCAGCAGCGGCGGCAGCCGCTTCAAGGTGATCTACGCCACCAGGGCGCGCGCCAAGGTGGTCGCCGTCGAGCAGCAGATCGT